GTGAAGCGGAAAGAAACACCGCTTCAAAAGCACATCCTCTTCCATGGAAAGCAAACAAAATCCGTAGAACTGTTGGATTCTCTATGGTTCTCAGCCCCTTGCAACGCTGCTGACTACCATTTTGACTACTTGGACGTAGAAGTCAACATACTTTCGACCCTTCGGATGGCGTTTTCTTCCTTTTTTTCCGTGAGATGTGCATATATCCGCATTATCATCGTCTCATCCTCATGCCCCATCCAGCGCGCGGCAGTTTTAATGTCAACATCCGCATCATAGAGCATCGTCGCAAAAGTATGTCTGCAATCGTGCTGCCTGATTGCCACAGTTCTCCCCGCAATTTTTGTTAGATGATTTTGGTAACGCTTCCACGCATCGGTCACAGCGCTGAAAGAAATAATTTTGTTATCTTTCGATTTTATCACGCTTCCGTGTCGCCCTCGCAAGACATCCCGTAACGGCGGAAATAGCGGCACGTCACGAATACCAGCTTTGGTCTTTGGTGCAGTGACAATATAGTCGGAACGTTCGCGTCGAATCGCCTTTCGGACGTGAATCACACCTTTTTCGAAATCAACGTCATCATCAATATCGAGCGCAAGCGCTTCTCCACGCCTAAGCCCTGCATACACCATCACCATCGCGTAAATTCCCATTCTTTCGTTGTTACAAGTATCTCTGATTAGCTTTATTTCCCAATCATCAAGATTGCGGTGCGTCCCTACTGCCCCTTTCTTCCGCCTAACGTTCTCGCAGGGAGAAATTGCAACTATTCCATCATTTTTTGCAGCGCGAAAAACCGCTCTTGTTGATTCGGCTATCTTCCTTCGCGTCCCTTCTCCGCGGTCGGAAAAAGCGTTATAAAGTCGCTGTATATCCGACGGCGTGATTAGTCGCATCTCTGTCTGCGGCAGGATTGATGCTATCTGGTTAAGGCGTGAGACATATGCATCATATACATTTATGGTCACCTCGCTCTTGTACGTCGGCAGCCACTCCGCCGCGTACTCGGCGAACGTGTACTTCTCCCGTGGTTTTCTGCCGTATTTTTCCTGCTTTTTGTACTCTTCACGGGCTGCAAGGGCTTCGGACTGCGTTCGCCCGTAGAACGAGAATCCCTTATATTTGCAAACGTAACGCCCGTCTGGGCGCTTTTTTAGTGTCTGGCGTGGCAAGTGTATCACTCCTTTTCTCTCATTGTGCCGCAAAACGCAGCAAAGTGCCATCGTAAATTGTGAACAAATTGAAAACATTTTGCAAACGCACGGAAAATTTTTAGTCATATCCCGCGGCGCGTCAGCATATTGTATTGCGGTGAACGCTAAAAAATACGCGACTGGAGAGGAAAATATGCCTGTTTTTGATAAAAAGTTTGTTGTTAAAATGCTCGTCGAGAAGGTGAAGGAACTGCCGAAGGACTTGCAAGCGGAATTTTTCGCGTGGATGGAAAGGAAAATTCTTGCAGAGAGAATGAGCTGCAAAACACAAAAAATTAGAAAACGCGAAGAAAAATAAAAAAAGCGAATAGCTAAGCTATTTAATTTTTGCAGTTTTGCGCCGTAATAATTTTGTAATATTTTTCACCTTGAAGGTCAAGGAAGGTCGAACTTGGATGACAATTTTTAATTTGCAAAAACGCCTGAAACGCAGTAATTTCAAGGCTTTGCGCCATCTCTGAAATGGAATCAGCTAAATAATAAATAGCTGAGCTAAAAAAATAAATAGCTGAGCTATGTATAAAAAGAAAAGAAATAAAAGAAATAAAATAAAAAAAAAGAAAACAACAAAAGAAAAATGCGCTGACGCGCTGTGGCGGTGGCGGTCTTTTTTTGAGCACCATTTTGCGGACATCCGCAGCATAGTCATCTTCGTAGCTTCGCGCAGATGATAATTTCGGGGCAGACCATTTTCGTGGCTTCGCGGAAATGGTGCAGAAACCATTTTTTTGACATCAACAAAAAGCAACGGTCAACCGTCTTTTCTCACTAAAAAAAACAGGGACTTGACAAGACGGGTTTGCTGGTATATAATCACACTCACTTCTCCGCCTTGCTTTCCCTGTTGGTTACTCTTGTTGGTCGCCCTTTTCAGCATCCCCCTTGTCCGCCATGCGCTTTAAGCTATGTTCCTTGCGCTCCTGCCGCATCCGACGTTCCGCCTTCGCGGTGAGATACTCAACGTAGTCCATCGCCTCGCGCACAACGTCATCCGGCGCACCCATCAGCTTGGCGATAATCGCCTCGCAGGTTGCGTCGAGGATAGGGCGGTCAGACGTTCCCTGCGGGTTGTCGGACAGTCCGCATAGGTAGTCGGTGGTCACGCCGTAATACTCGGCAAGGCGGGCAAGCATAGCGGCGGACGGTTCGTTCGCACCACGTTCATACCCACTCAATTGAGCGTTCTGGATTCCAATACCTTCTGCGGCAGCTCGTTGGCTGACGCCTTTTTTTTTGCGCAATTCTACAAGACGTTCCGACAAAACCATATATTTACACCACACTTTTTTTCTTTCACCCTCTTGACAAATAGGACTGAAAGAAATATAATACAGACGTGAAATAAATTTGCTTTGACATATGGAGGTGGCACGATGGCTAACCGCTTGCGTGAGTTCCGCAAGAATCAAGGCATGACGCAAGTGCAGCTTGCGGAACTCGTCGGGTGTAAGCAGGGGCTAATCTCTCTCTACGAGCGGGACGAAAGGCATCCTGTGATTTATGGCGCTATCCGCCTTGCCCGTGCGCTTGGCACGACGGTCGAAGCCCTTTTCGGGGGTGAGGTCGATGGCTGAGAAGGTGCGGCATTTTCTCCACGTCGCCGGGGTGCAAGGAATCAGCGTTGCCGCGCTGTCCGAAAAATCGGGCATCTCGAAGACGACTATTTACCGCTACGCCAACGGACAGGGAAGCCCAACGGTTGACGCGATGAAGCTCATTGCCGAAGCCCTCGGATGCACCGTCCGAGAGACGTTCCCGGAGGTTTACGGCGAGAAAGCGGACGTGCCGACCGTTAACATCACGGACACGCAGGCCATCAGCACGGCAAAGCTGGCGATGCAGTACGGCATGACGACACGCGAGTTTAATCAGGCGCTGTTCCGCGCTGGCATCCAGATACAGCGCTCCGATGGCACTTGGGTGGTCGCCGGGAACTATGCTGACATGGTGACTTACAAGCCCGTCAAAACGGAGAACGGCACTGTGCGGCTGTTCGCCATGTGGACGCTGACGGCGCGAAAGGTGATTCAGTCCTTGCTGGAGAAGCAAGGAATAGTTCCGGCGGCTGGCGCGAACGTGGGGTCGTCGGAGCGCCCGACAAGATAGTCGAGCGACACGTCGTAGAAGTCGGCGAGGGCTATCAGGGCGGACAGAGGAATCTCACGTTCTCCGCGCTCATAGCGGCTGTAAAGCGGCTGTCCGCAGCTGATGATTCTTGCAACGTCGCTTTGCTGCAAGTGCCGTTCCAGCCGTAAGGCTTTCAGTCTCAAAAAAAATCACCTCAAAAGGCAATATGCCCTATTGATATATATGCCAAATTGGCATATAATATAGTTACCAGCGCAGAGGGGGGCAAGAAATGAGCAAGCTGGTCGATGCGCTTAATGCGCGCGGATGGACACAGAAGGAGCTTTCGCAGCGAACCGGCATCAGGCAAGACACACTTTGCAAGTACGCTTCCGGTAAAAATACCCCCAGCGTTCTGGTAGCGATTCGTATCGCCGACGCGCTGGGGGTGAAAGACATCAGGGTTCTATTCTCAGGTAGCGGTAATCCTTGACGTAATAATGCGCGTAAGTCGAGGAATGCGAGAATTGGACGTAAGCGTAAACGTCCGAATCGTCATAAAGCCAGAGCGTAACGTAGCTTGCGCCCGTTGCATTAGCGATTTCGCGGCAGTCAATGACGTAGCGGTCAGGTGCGGAGGGGAAAGACGCATTCGGCTTGTAGTTGTCCAGCATCTTCTTGCAGTATTCGCCGGACACGCTAATGCTGATGCTCGGCTTGTCGTAGGGTTCGATGGATGAAATGGAAATCGAAAGCAGATTGACGTTATCGCCGCTGAACTTATCAACGATGTATTGCAAGTCTTCTTCGGAGTATCGTTCATCTGCAACCCAGTACGAAGTTTGCGCATTCGACGCGAATCGACCGTTGACCTGATGCGGCGTTCCGCCCTTGGAAGAAAACGCGCAATACGCGCCGGTGGACGTGATAGCACTGCGGAAGTACGTTAAGCGCAAGTAGTAGCTGTCACTGCCGACAGAGGTACGCATGAGCGAATCAACGGACGAAAACAGCTCGGAAATGTGCGCAAGAAGCTCCTGATATTCTGGCGAATAACTCTTGTAGAGCGATTCCAGAAGCATATATTCGCCCTTGACGACAAAGCAGTTCGTTTCCGTGTCGAGCGAAACGTCGTAGGAAATGCCATCTTCTGGCTTGCTTGAGAAGAACTCATTGATAAAGTGCAAAGCAAGCATTTCGCCGTCGGTGAGGTCGCGTTTCTCGGTCGCAAACGCGGAAACGCAGGAAGCCATCAGGCAGCAGAGAACAAGCAGAACGGAAACAAACTTCTTCATCGTGATACCCCTTTCGTGTTTTGGAGGTGTGAACGTGTATCAGAGCAAGCGGCATCTAAAGCAACGGGTTAAGGATTTGCAGGAGCAAGTCAAGCGATTGGAACAGGAGAACTTCGCGCTCTGCAAAGGGACGTACATGAGCGAAGGCGTACTCAAAAACAATCCGCTTTTGAGCTGGTACGGCAAGGAGCTGTGCCTTGTGCTTGGTGGTCTCATTGTATCACCGCGCTATATGCGGCTTGACTACGACCAGTACCGGATATATATACGCGACGTGCTGGACTACATGAAGGAAATCCGGCTACTTGAGGAGAGCTACCAGCGAGAGAATCAAGCTGACGGCGGAGATGGAGACGGGAAGCAGGAAGCGCAAGCGACTTAACCTGTAACGCTCAATCTCTGCAAGCGCAAAATTGCTCAACTCCGGCGTGACAACCGTAATCGTATACATATCGGCGGACGATTGCGGAATTGGCTTCATCAAGCCAGCTTTTCGGAGCGTTGCAATCTGATTGTCGGATAGCTTCTTGCCACGTTGGAAATCACGACAAAGCCGATATTCCGAAGGAAGCATAGCATACTCACCACCTTTCGAGCATACGATAGGAGTGAATGGAGGTGAACCCGATGTACCACGTCAACCCGCCCGACATCGAGAACCGGGTGAAGTACACCATCACGACGCGGCGGACGCGAAAAAGGCTTTGAACGAAAGCAACGTCTAATCCGCACAAAAACGCCCGCAGGAGCGCTTGCACGTCGGGACTGGATTTCCTCACCTGACGGGCTGAAAGCGCTCAGAGAGCCGTTTTTGCCCTTGTAGAGTGTGTGTCCGACGCAAACGCGCATCAGGAGCGGGATTTGATGAACTCGATGTACTTCATCACATCCGCACGCTGGAGCGCGGAAAGAGACTTCACCTGTTCTATCAGCGGGTCGAAGTCGGGCGGCGAGAACGCGTTCTCATCACGTCCAACGAGCGTATCAAGCGAAACGCCGAGGACATCCGCGATTGCGAGAAGCCGCGTCGGAACGGGGTTGCTCCTTCCAGATTCGTAATTCTGGATTGTTATCTCTGCGACATTGGCGCGTTCTGCAAGCTGCTGCTGGGTCAGCCCGTTCGAGAGCCGAAGCGCAAGCAGGATTTCCGGGAACGGCACGGTGCATCACCTCACTTGCGCGGGTTCGCCCGAACGTATCGAGCGTACCTCGTGACTTCTTCCCGGTCGGACGGAGCAAGCGCGGAAATCTCCAAGTAGAGCGTGTCCGTTTCTTTGGGAGACGGCGCATCGTCACTGCCGGAAAGATAGTCAACCGTTACGCCGAGCAAGTCCGCCATCTTGCAAAGAAGCTCGACACTTGGCGAACGATTTGCCTTTTGGAGCATCGACAACGCACCTGGAGTGATGCCGCAGGAATCAGCAAACGCCGCGTTTGTAATGCCAGCTTCTTTGCACAGATTAGTCAGTCGAGAAGCAAAAATTTCGCGTGAAAACATGGTTTACCCCTTGACATTCACGCAAAGTGAATGTATAATGTTATCAGAGGTAAGTCAAGAAATTACCTCAAGCAAGAAGGGAGAGCAATGTACAGGCAACTGAAACGGATGCGCGAAGCAAACGGTTGGTCGCGCGAGAGCGTTGCGCAGCGTGTCGGTGTGAATGTACCAATGCTGTGCATGATTGAGACTGGGAAGCGTGACCCGTCCTACAAAGTGTTGGTAGCGCTGGAGGACGTATTTCACACTTCCCATAGGGAACTATTACGGAGAGAGGAGTGACACGGAGATGCCACACGCAGACCCGGCAGGGTTCGTCTTCGCTGGTTTGAGCATCGCACTTATCGCCGCGCTATGGCTGATTAACGAGGTGGCAACCTACATCGCCGTAGAACGCGAAGGACGACGCGAAAACAGAATCCTGCACAAGTAGGATAACACACGGAGGGAACGAAAATCAAACACCCCCTCCCGAAGAAGAAAGAAAATCAATTTTTTTAGCGAAGAAACTTTACTGGTTGTAAAGTCAGAGAAGGGAGAAAAGTTGTCGAACATCCGGGAATTTGCAGAACGACGCGGGTTAAAAATGGCGGACATCGCCAGAATCACGGGAATCTCCGAATCCATGTTGTCGCTGATTGATAGCGGCAAGAGGAATGTAACACCAAACACCGCAAAGAGGCTTGCGCCGACGCTTGGCGTGAACTGGTGGGAACTTATCGACTAAAAAGCGCAAAGACAGAAAGGGGCATCACAATGGAAAAGGATTCTATCAAGTCGCGAATTGCAAACCAGCGCGGTTGCGTATCGCGCTGTGACGCGAACAAGACGATTTTCGCCATCCGCCATAGTGCGCGGAAGCTGAAAGCCATGACGCGCGACGAGTTCGCGAAACTGGGGAACTGGGACGACATCAACAAAGCATACAGTGAGTATGAAGCCGTGATGGAAGCCATGCTGTTGGCTGTTGAGCATGAAATGGAGGGGTATCACAATGAGCAATGAAGTTATCAAGGTGCAAATCGCGAACCGTCTGCTGGACGAGTACGGCAAGGACATCCAGAGCCAGTGCATGGGTGATTGTGTATCGCGCTGTGACGCGAACAAGACGATTTTCGCCATCCGCCATAGTGCGCGGAAGCTGAAAGCCATGACGCGCGACGAGTTCGCGAAACTGGGGAACTGGGACTACGTCAGCGAGGCATACGACGCGTATGAAGCCGTGATGGAAGCCCTGCTGTTGGCGGTTAAGTACGAAATGGACAAGACGGCGATTGCTGTCTAAGGGGGGGAAGGGTAATGCTTGTGATTCCCGAAAAGGTCGTGCCAAACGCAGAGGCGCGGGCGGCAATCTGGGAAGCGAACATGGTCAACGATGTGCTGCTTCGCAATGCAACCGAAATAATCCGCAACCTCGACATGGTATGCGACAGCAAAAGTTTTGCAAGCCGCGTCTGGAACGAAATCGTGTATAGTACGCGAGTTGGGCGGAAAGAAAAGCACAAGGAAATGTTCCAGCGATGCAGCATCGGGGACGAATGGAAAGACCGCTACCACAACGCGAATGCCGTTTACAGAGCGTATGAGAGCGCGATGGACAAGCTGCTTGCCAAAACAAAGCAACTGAGGGAGGCTAATCAAAATGACTGACTTCCAACGAGCAACCGGAATAACGATGCAGCCGGAGGAAGGCGAGGGCTTGCGCTGGTGTCCCATCGACGCGGTAATCGTTAAGCAGATTCGGGCGCATCTGGGAGACAGCGCCGCAATGCGGATTGTCTACGACGCTGTTTGTAACATGGCGGGCATTAACACGCCGGATGACATCACCAAGCTAACGTTTGAGCGGGCGTATAGCCGCGCATTGTCCGAGACGGGGCGGTATCAGGCGGGGGAGATTGACGCACAGGGCAACTTTATCGCGGAGGTAATCGCGACAGCTTTCGCCCTTGCGCCTACTAATATTGTAGCAGATAGGGGGGCTAAGTAAATGCCGGAATTTCGCGGTTATGAGCTGCGAACCGCCAGAGAGCAAGCAGGGTTGCGCTTGTGGCAAGTTGCGCAGGAAATCCACACATCGGAATCGTGCATCCGCCGCTGGGAGGGGGACGAAGCAGAGCCATCGCCGGAAGTCATCGACCAGCTTGAAGAGCTGTACAAATGTCCTATGCTGTGGCATCGCTGGATGCTGTCACACAGCGACAGCTACCGTCGGCATTACAGCCCAATTAGCGATACAACAACGATGGGGAGCGTTCTGCGGAATCGGTACGCAATAGAGGATATCCTGCGATTGCAGGAAGCCATTGAGCGCGACGTGAGCGACGACGGAAAAATCGACAACATGATGAACCGCGACAAGTACATCGAGCTCATCAAAAAGGCGGTTGCTTGCCTGTCCGACACGCTTGCCCGAATCGAAAAGCGAGGTGGCGCGAAATGACGCAGTACCTCAACACCGAGCGCGTCGCCGAAATCCTCTGCATCAGCAAGGAGAGCGCCCGGAAATTTATGCGCGAAATGCCGCACATCTGCATCGGCGGCAAGGCGCACGAAACCATCCGCGTAACGGTCAGCGACTTTGAGCAGGAGATGGAGCGCCGAAAGCGTTACCCAGCGCAGGAACAGGAGAACGAGGTCATCCGCCAGCGGAAGAAGCGAAACGACCTTGTTGCGCGCGGGCTGATGAACCCTGACGGCACAATTGCCCGGAGAAGGGCATAAAAAAGCGCCCGTGTCGCGGGTACAAAGCGCGAACACGAGCAGACAGAAAGGGTAATGTGGCGGTTAAGCCACTGCCATTCTAACACAAAATCGAAAGGAAGTCAACATATATGGAGCAGTTTATCACCGACGACATTGAAGAAATCGAGGAAACCGAGCAGGAAGAAAGCGCGAGTTTCATCATCGACAACGACCAAAAGGCGGACTGGGCGGTGCGTAAAATCATGGAAACAGAAAACGCCGCGAAGATGTGGAAGGAGTACTACAAAAAGCAAAGCGACCGAGTAGAGCAGACTACGCAGCAACGGATTGCCTACTTCACAGCCCTGCTGGAAAGTTACTTCGACACCGTTCCGCACAAGGCGACGAAGACCAGCGAGAAGTACAAGCTGCCGAGCGGCGTTCTGGTTCGCAAGGCGCAAGCGCCGGAGTACGAGCGCGACGATGCGCAGATTATCGCGTGGTGTACCGAGAATGCGCCGTCCTGCGTGGAGAATGTGCCGAAACTGAAATGGACGGCGCTGAAAGGGTTGTTTGTAGAAAACAACGGACAGGCGATTGACGAAATTACGGGTGAAGTCGTTCCCGGCATCAAAATTGTTCCGCGCGACCCGGTTTTTGCGGTGCAGAAGGGGTGAGCAAAATGGCAAGACGCTGCTGCATGTGCGGCGCATATCTGGATAGCGGAGAGCGCTGCGACTGCGGATGCAGCCAAACGGACGAAGTGCCGCGAGGGTGCAGGAAGCCAGTGCGGAGGGTTGATGAAGCCAGTCGCACGGGAGAGGATTGGCGCTGGGAGAAGTACATCAACGAACAGTATCAGAGATGGTACGAGTGCTGACAGGAGGAAGAGGAACGACGATGGAAACGTGCTTGGAGTACACGGACAAAACGATGTGGATTTCCACAGATGAAAAATGGTTTATCACACGCATCATGCGACTGCGAGACGCGCACCCGGAGGAAGTCGAGATTGTGAAAACGCCGCAGGAAAATCACGGCTGTCTGTATTGCAAAGTCCCGTCAAAATGGCTGAAAGTTTCGCCGCCGAAGCGAGTAAACATGACGGAGGAACAGCGAAAAGCCGCCGCCGACAGAATGAGAAGCATGATAGGGAGGAAATAAGTCATGGAAAACGGGCAGATTTACGCCGCAATCAGCGCGGCGATGGCGGACATTTCCGCAATCGGCAAGGACAAGTACAACCAACAGCAGGGTTTTAAGTTCCGCGGCATCGACGATGTGATGAACGCCTTGAAGCCCATCCTGACGAAAAACAAGATTTTCACTGTTCCACAGGTTTTGGAGCAGACGCGAGAAATCAAGGTAACAGCGAAAGGCGGAGAACTGCGGTACAGTCTGCTGAAAATCGCGTTCCGCTTCTACACCACCGACGGCAGCTTCGTCGAGGCGGTGACGCTGGGCGAGGGCATGGACAGCGGCGATAAAGCAAGCAACAAGGCGATGGCAATTGCCTATAAGTACGCGCTTTTCCAAGTATTTTGCATTCCGACGGAGGAGATGACCGACCCGGACGGCGAGAGCTACGAAACCAAGCACGAGGCGAAGCACGAACAGCCGAAGCCGCAGCCAAAGAACGCAGAGAACCCGGCAGAAACGCCGACGAACTACATCATGCGCGAATGCAGCAACATCGGCATGGATATGCAGGAGTTAGGCAGAGTTCGCGCCGCGCTTGTGGAAGAAAACATCGTCCGCAATATTCCGACGAAAGAGATGACGATGGCGGACGCAAAGGCGCTGATGGATGCGGTGAAGGCTAATTTCCGGGAGGCATCGTGATGAATCGAGCAGAACGCAGAAGAGCGGCGCGGGACATGACCCACGCAACACAGGTCATCATGAGGGCGCGGGGAGGCTACGAACGCGAGTATGAGCGAGGAGCGAAGGACGCGGAACGCCACGCAATCAAGATGATTTTCGCCGGGATGTGCCTTGCGATGAAAGAGGAGTTCGGGTTCGGCGCACAGCGGATTCATCGGATGCTGACGGCGACGCAAAAGTATCTTCAACCAGGCGCGTACTTCACAACGGCAGAATTGATTGATGAGGTGCTGGAAAAGACGGGAATCCGGCTGGATTTCGATGACCCGTTTGACATGGTGGAGCAAATCGAGAAAGGGGAAAGACGATGAATGTAGTCAGCAACGTGGAAATCATGGGGCTTGTGTCGAGCGTAAAGGCAAGCCGCTATCCGATGGCAACCGACACGGAGAATTGCAGCGCGGAAGTCACAGAGCGGACGATGGCGCTTGCAAACTGCCAAACGGGGAGCGGACACGACCAGTTTTTGACGGGGATTGTCGTGCAGTTCGACCTCACGTTTACCGTAAAGGCGTGGGTGGAAGCCGAGCGGTATCATTTCCTGGACTTTGTATCAAGCCAGTCCACCATGCACCGCATAACAAGCATGGACATCGACGAGCAATGCATCGACTACGTTCGCCGGGAGACAATCGAGCTTGTGGAAAAGCTGGTTGAGGAGTACAAGGAAGCCCCAACGCCGGAACGGTATCTTGCAGTCCTTTACAACGTGCCTGTTGGCTTGCGGCTGACGGCGCGGATGACTACCAACTACCGCCAGCTCAAAACGATTTACCAGCAGCGCAAGAATCACCGTCTGCCGGAATGGAGGGCGTTCTGCGCATGGATTGAGACGCTGCCGAGGGCGGAATTTATTACTGGAAAGCGAGTTGACGCGGATGCCTGAACGCGGGGAAGCATATCGCGAATATCAGCGGGCTTACTATCAAGCGCACAAAGGAGAGCTGCAAAAACGGCATCGCGAATATTACTGGGAAAATAGAGAACAGCAGCTGAAACGTAATCGAAAGCATTACTTAGCGCATAGAGAAAAAATCTGTAAAGCCGCACGTGAACGTTACTACAAACTTAAAGCAGGACGCATGGAGAAAGGGGAGGAAAAGTTGTGGGAGGGGGAAAAGAATGCCTAAAGAAGAACTTATGCCGCGATGCCCGTACTGCGACGGTGAAATGAAATACGTTGTACTCGATATGGTAAGAAGAACAGCGCGGCTTCATTGCCCGACGTGCGATTCAGAATTTCCGCCAAGGGAGGAAGAAAGTGACGATGACGACTAAGCCGCGTAACCACGTTCTGACGGTTGCCGAAGCAAGCGCGCAAAACAAGAAGACGGCGCGCGTTTGGCTGGAACTGCGAGCCAACATCCCGATTCGCGCATGGCTAAAAACGGATGCATACCCGTGGCGCGTTATACCTTACAACATCGGCATTGGTACATTTTACGTTTACACAGAGGACTACGGCACAAAGTGGCGATGCTGGGAGAAAGAGCCGACACGAGAAGAAACCAAACGCGAGCCGTGGAGTGAGCCATGATTGCGACAATCGGCAAGGTCATCGAGCAACCGGGCAGCCTGACAATCCAGACTGCCCGCCCCGATGCGGAAAACCTATCGGATACCGTCACGGTGCTATGGCAGGACTGCCGCACAATTAGTCCAGAGCAGCGGCGCAAGGCGTGGGCGCTGATTGGCGAAATAGCAGCAGCGACGGGATACATCGGACAGGGGGACAAAAGCGACCTCAACACGATGCTCAAGGCGGAGTTCCTGCGAGCGCGGATTGACAGGCTACAAGCGGAGGCAATTAAGGCATTCAGCCTGTCCGACGTGGATATGACAACCGCACGGCTTTACATCGACTGGCTTGTGGAGTTTTGCGTGGTAAACGACATCCCGACAAAACAGCCGCTTGTGGAGTACGCGGAGGACATCGGCGCGTACATCTACGCTTGCGTGATGCACAAGCAGTGCGCTGTCTGCGGACGCAGACCGTCAGACCTCCATCACTGGGAGCGCGTGGGCATGGGAGCAGACCGCACGGAAATCAATCATATCGGGCTGACGTGCGAACCGCTTTGCCGGGTACATCACACGGAATGCCACACGATGGCACAGGCGGATTTCGACGAGAAGTACCACATTCAGCCCGTAAAAATCGACGAAAAAATAGCTAAGCTGTACAAGCTGGGAAGGAAAAGCAATGAACAAGCTGGCAATCATCGGGAATCTGACGCGGGACGTTGAGTTGCGCACGACGCAGAGCGGCAAGAGCGTCGCCAACTTCACGGTTGCGGTCAATCGCCGCGCGAAACCGGGTGAAAAGGCGGAAGCAGACTTCTTCCGCGTGTCCGTCTGGGACAAACAAGCGGAAACGTGCCAAAAGTACCTTGCCAAGGGACGCAAGGTGTGTGTGATTGGCAGCGTCAGCGTCAGCACATACACCGCCAACGACGGAAGCACACGCGCGACGCTGGAAGTTTTCGCGCAGGATGTTGAGTTTTTGGACAGCGCGAAACAGGATGCACCGCAGACGGCGCATGAGACGGCTCAACCGCCCGCGCCGCAGTACACCCCGGTATACAACGAGGATTTGCCGTTTTAACGGAGGGAGAAAGTAAATGGAGCTTGAGTATGTGCCTGTGCAAGTAGCCATGCGCCGGGAAATCGCGAGACTTTCCGACGAAGAAGCCGGACGTGCGCTTAAAGCCATTCTTGATTATGTGGCGACGGGTGAGGATGTCGAGCCGGAGGGAAACGCGGCGTTTTTGTACCTTGCGCTGTTGCGAGAATGCGATAAAATCTGCAAGATTCACGAGGTGCGTTCCGCAGGTGGCAAGGCTGGCGGACGTGGTCGCCCGAAGAAAACAAAGGCAGAAGAAATTCAGCAGCCCGAATCGGCACAGGCGCAGCTCAACCCCGAACCAGAGAAAAAGCCCGAAGCACATATCCCTGCACCCTTCATCAGCGACGAAGAAGCCGCAGAAATTCAGCAAGGAACAAACGAGGTGCTGGACGAAGCGAAACGGCAAGGATTCCCCGACACAACGGCGACGATGGACAATATCAACCAGCTTGTGGCGGACAACGGCACGGAAGAAGTGCTGGAATGCGTGAAAATCGCCGGAGAATCTGGGAAGCCTAACATCCGATACCTCAAGGGTGTAATCAATGGACGCGCGAAAGAGAAACAGGAGAAAGAGCGACGAGAGCAAGCGCGGATTGAGGCGGAAAAGCACCCGATAAGGTTTATCAATAGCACAGATGAAATTGAAGGGCCCGAACCGCCGAAAATCAAACAGAGAGATGTATTCATGAGTTGCGTCAAAAAACAGCCAATGGAGCATCCAGAGGTACGGACAAAGCTGGAAGAATTAGCGAGAGCGTGGAGTAGTTAAAGATGGACGCATACATCAACGAGGACGCGGAAAAGAGCCTGATTGGGCTTGCGATGCAGGATGCAATCGTAGCGCAAGAGGTTGCCGCACTGCCTGATGCACTCTTTGGCTTAAAGCAGACGCAAGCCTGTCAGCGCGGAATCATGCGCCTTGTGAAGCAGGGGAAAAGCGTTGACCTTGTAACGCTGGATGCAGAAGTTCAATGCGACTTCCAAGATACCGCCCTCTTGATGCAGTGTGTACAGATGGGAATTTCGCCAATCATGTCCCGGCAGTATATAGCGATTTTGGCGGAGTGCGCGAAACGCCGCGAGCTTGCGGCGCTGGCAAAAAAAATCCTGCAAGATGTAGGCAATCCCGGCGTATCGGTTGCAGCTCTTCAAGCGGATTGTGCAACGGCGGCGCAGTCATCAACAGCTATCAACGACGGGGTGACGATGCACGAAGCGTCGCTTATGCTTGCGAATTCTTTCGACAAGAAGGATGGCGTAACTTGCGGAATCGCAGACCTTGACGTGATGCTCGGCGGCTTTAAGCCGGGACAGCTAATCTACATCGGTGCACGTCCGGGTGTCGGTAAAACGTCACTTGCTATCTGCATGGCGAAGTACGTTGCGGAACACGGTGGCGGGGTGCTGCTCGTGTCGCTGGAGATGAACCCGGTAGAAATTGCGGCGCGGTTCATGGCGAATGAATCAGGCGTGGACTTACAGAAAATCTCCACAGGCAAGATGGAATTGGAGGATTTCGCGCAGATTTCACCCTGCTATCAGGTGCTTGCAAATTTACCAGTCACAATTGAGGAGCGAGCGGTCACGCCCCTCCAAATCCGCAACGCAGCGGCAAAGATGAAAGCAAGTAAGCAGGGGTTGAGCCTGATTGTAGTTGATTACATCCAACTCATGCGAGCCGACGATAAATGCGGAAACCGCACGGAGGAAGTCACGCAAATCAGCCGCGAGTTAAAGCTGATGGCGATGGATTTAGGCGTTCCGCTTCTCTGTATGACGCAGTTCAACCGCGAGAGCGAGAAGGGATTCGGCAAAGCGACAAGAAGCGAGCCGGATATGTCGCAAGCGCGAGATAGCGGCGCAATTGAGCAGGACGCGAACGTGTTTCTCATCCTGCACGAGCCAGAAGAGCCGCAGGACGCGAATAGCGACAGATGGCAGATATACCACAATTGCCAAGCAAACGGGTTGACGTGGCAGACGTGCCGAATCAGGAAGAATCGAAACGGCGCAACGGGGCTTGTGCATCTGGGCTTCGACAAGCCGCACATGCGATATACTTGCCTTAAAAAGGAATAGGAGGATGGAAGTCATGCACAAAATCATCATTTTGGAGAGCGAACAGTTTGGAAACATCCGAGTGTTCGTCGAAGAGGGAGAATCAAGACTGTGGTTTGTGACGATTGACATTTGTCGAGCGCTGGACATCGACCCAACAGCGACGCGCCGCCTTGATAAGGACGAAAGAGTTACAGTGCGTTTAACGCATACCAGCTCGGACGGAACGTTCCAAGAACGCAAATTGGCTTGCGTCAGCGAAAGCGGTCTGTATGCTCTCGTTCTCGGTAGCAGCAAGCCCGAAGCAAAAACCTTTAAGAGCTGGATTACGCAAGAGGTCGCCGCTATATCAACAAGTTTAGGGGGTAATGGTGCGCAATGTTACTAAAAAGGCTACCTTGTCCGAATTGCGGACGCGAGAATACCGAAATGTGGCATACAATTCTCGGCGGAAACGGGTGGTGGGTGATGTGCATACGCTGCGGATGGGCAGGGAGAACGAAAAGGACAAAGACGGAAGCCGTGAGAGCGTGGAACAACGACGAAAGGAGAAAGAAGAATGCAGGATTATAAACTTAAACCGTGCCCGTTCTGTGGGGGACGAAAAATCGAACTGGTAGAACCTGATTATTTTTTCGGCAGTTGGTTTTGCGAATGCACTGCGTGTAGACAAGCCATTGCAGCAGGAAAAACGCTGGAAAAGGCAATGAAGAAGTGGAATCGCCGTGCGCCGGGATGGGTGTCCGTGGACAAGGCACTTCCGGCAGAGGGAATGCACGTCATCGGATTTGATATAGAGAGCAGGTGGGACTATCCATCGCTGTATTTTCGTCCAGATACAAAGGAGTTTTTGGACGAAATGTACGACAACAAGCCTGTGAGCATCACGCACTGGATGCCATGCCCAGACGCGCCAAAGGAGGATGAAGAGGATGAATAATGAAAAGAAACAAGATCCGCGCTGTCCGTACTGCGACGCGGAAATGCGCTTGGAGGACAACGAGGACGTGCTGTTCGGACTGTTCGCGGACGAAGAAAGAATGTACTGGTACCAATGCAATACTCCGTTGTGTGGCATCCACAGCCCTGCGAAGCACACGAAAGTCGGTGCTTACATAGCAGCAATGTCGCGCTGGCAAGGACAAAACCGGGTGCTGACGCTGGATGAAGTGTTGATAACTGCATGTGACGACTACAACACAGAGCAGGAAACTGTGATGTATTTGGAATATAGAGAGGGCTATGAAGGATATGCCATCGTTACCGACTTGGAGATGGATGGCTCGAAAATATTGTTCGAATTTTCTGGCATTGGCGGTGGGGGTAAACAAAACGAGAAAGACTATGGAAGCCTTTGGCGGTGCTGGCGGCGCAAGCCGACGAAAAACGAGCGGGAAAACACGCCGTGGGAGGACGAAGGAAGATGAATGAGTACAAAAACCGGGTGCTGGCCCTCGCAGAGCTTGCGGTAGGTGCAGGAACGCTCGTATGGATTGAAGATAACAACGGGGACGACGAGCCGTGCGCCCGTGCGCGAATTGTGTCATACTGGGAACCTAAAAGCCATCGCATATATTTCGACGGCGGACGCACATGGTACGCCGATTACACCTACGGCGAGACGTGGCGCTGCTGGTCGCGGAAGCCCACGCCGGAAGAGATGGCGAATACGCCATGGGAGGAAAAACAAAAATGAAAAAGTATGAACTGACGGCCGAAACAAAAGAAATCGGCGGAAAGATTCTGCATCGCATCCGTGCGCTGATTGATATTCCGTTGCATGACGTGAAGGCAGGCGACTTGGGCGGCTGGATTGAGGCGGAGAGAAATCTGTCTCAGGAAGGTTCGGCGTGGGTCGCTGACGAGGCGTGGGTGACGGGTTCGGCATGGGTGACGGGTTCGGCGTGGGTGACGGGCGCGGCGTGGGTGAGGGGAAAGGCGTTGGTGACAGGTTCTGCGTGTGTGACGGGTTCGGCATGTGTGACGGGAAAGGCGTTGGTGACAGGCGAGGCGCGCGTGACAGGAAATGCGTGGGTGAGGGGAAATGCGCGTGTAATGGAGTCGTCTGATTGCATCACCATCGGCGCAATCGGTAGCCGTGACGATACAACTACCTTTTATCGCGGCACGGATGGCGGAATATACGTTTCCTGCGGATGCTTCAGCGGCTCGATTGACGACTTTTCCGCAGAAGTCAAGCAAGTCCACGCCGGGACAAAGCATGAAAGGACGTACCTGTTGGCAATTGAGTTGGCAAAGGCGCAGATTGAGACGTAAGGGAGGAAAGCTGATGAAAACTGTGACGCTGCCCGAGGCGGTGATTTTCGGTACGATGATTGGTCTGGGCGTGACGGGCTTCTCGTTGGCAAGGAAAACGAACCAGTTGCTCGATTACGCTATACTGATGTTTATCAACTGCATCGTTTCGATTCTGGTTTACGCCGGAGCGGATGCGCTTGCGGCGTGGTTGGGGGGATAACAATGACGGTTATCGGTCTGCTGTGTTTGCTGGCTGCTACGGTGTGCGTGGCTTGCGCATTTATCAATAAGGAGTGATGATGGTTGTGAGAGAATTGCAAGATGAGATTGTGACGGTTGTATTCTCCGAACTTCTTCGAGCGCAGAAAGAGCATGGAGAGACGTTCAACTCCATGCCGGAGGCGTTCTCCGTGATTTGGGAAGAAGTCGAAGAAGCGAAAGAAGAGATGCAGCGTGTCATCCGAAAGGCAAACGACGTCTGGCTTGCGAACCGCCGAGACGACGAGGAAGTGTTCACGATGTGCGCGAGCAAAACAGCAGCGGCAGCTACACTGCTGGCTTGCGAAGCTGTGCAAGTTGCAGCAATGTGTATGAAGGCGCAGAGAGGAGGTGCAGCATGGTCGAGAAGCAAGATTGGCTGAACGCACTGACAATCTGCCCGGTTTGCAACGCAGTGATGAAGCGATACACTACGATTGATGTTCAGGGAGGCGCATGGGTAAAATGTACAAATCCAGAGTGCGGACTACACGGCGTTCTCTTTATGCCGATGTAATCCCGACGGAGGACGAAGAGCAGGAAGCCCTTTTCCGCTGGGCGGAGGCTCAAAGCGCAACGAAGCCATGGCTGAAAGGGATGTTCGCCATCCCGAACGGCGGTTATCGCGCCAAGGCAACCGCCGCGAGGATGAAGCGAACCGGGACGCGTGCAGGAGTGCCGGACATCTTCCTGCCCGTCTCAAACGGACGCGAACACGGGCTTTTTATCGAGATGAAGCGGCGGAAGGGCGGGACGGTATCGACATCGCAGAAAGAGCGCATGAAGATGCTGACTGCCGAGGGCTACCGTTGCGTAGTGGCAAAGGGCTGCCAAGAAGCGATTGATGCGATTATGCGATACATGAACGGAGAGTGAGAAGATGCTGGACACCGACGACATCCGCTACTCTTTTTGGCTGGAGAAAGAGCTGGAAAAGAACGTCAAGCGGCTTGCGGGGAACGTTTCGCGCGGATGCAAAAGCCGCCACGATGCCTACAAAGTCAGGGCGACGCAGGACGCAATCAGGAGGCTAAACGGCGAGAAGGAGGCAAACGGGGCAATCGAGAAGGTACAAGATATGCTGTACACGGAGCTAATGAGCGGTCAGATTCGTCCGGCGCTGTATACAGCGATTGTAAAGGCGTTTGAAGGGGTAAAATAATCGTGGGGCGGTTGCGGGAGGGGAAAATGGTTGACTTAAAGCGGATGCGGTATCTCATCAGGCGGTATCCTATGGCTTGCTTGCGCGCGGAACAGGCGCGAATCCGGGCGCAGAAGCTGACGCGGACAATCAGCGACGCGCCGCGAGGGGGCGGAAGCATGAACAGCACGGAGGAAGGGTTGCTGTATCGCGTCGAGGCGCTGGAGCGCCAGAAAGCAATCTGGGACGAGTTGTGCAAGATGCGCGAAGAGCTTGCGCCGCTGGTTGATGCGCTGGAAAGTCCGCTGGAAGTGCAGTGCATGAGGATGCGGTATCTGGAGGGGCGGAGCGTCCGGGAAATCAGCTACAATCTGGCGTATTCCGAGCAGCACGTCTTCCGCGTGATTGGTAACGCGGAGCGGAAAATCCAGAGCGCGGAATAAGGCGGTCGCGCATCGAAAGGTGCGCGATTTTCTTTGCAAAAATCGCAAAAAAAATGTGATTTCCCCCTTGACATATACGGCAGTATATGTTATAATAATAGTGCCAGGAGGGCGGTACAAAAATAAAGCCCCCGACAGAAAGGGAAAGACAATGACTGATAAAGCAAAAAGCGCGGCGCTGTTTGAACAGCACCGCCAAATGACCAAGGCGTGGGAAGCGCAAATGGACGCACTCGCCAAAGAAGAGAGCATCACCGACGAGGAATACGAACAGAAGCTCATGGAGCTTTACAAGCAACACAAAGAAAAAGCGGATGCGGTTTGGCTGAAAGCGTTTGCACTGCAATTTCCGAAGCGCAAGGGCTGGTTCGCGGACGTTTTCGCGCCTTCGTTCGGGATTTGCGAAAACAAGAAACTTTCGCCGAAGCAAACACAAGTGTTCGTCGACTACTGCATCAGTGATGCGGATACATGGCGGAATGGCAATACGTACTGCCGGTTTGGAGATAGACTGGTAACGCTCACTCGCCCGCGTTACGCAAATGGATGCGGATACGTTACAATAAGTCAACTGTAAATGAATGGAGGGGAAAACACAGTGATGCTGACGCTGACGAAGGAAGAATACAGAGAGCTTAAAAAGCATGGTCGCCTTGAAAAAGACGGTTGCGTGTACAGCCACCTTGCAAAGCTGGACGGAGAAACGCTCGCAATCTGCGAAAGAGCAAACGATATGGACTACATCGTCGAGGTGAAGCGTGAGAAGTAACAGCTTGCAAAATCAACCATCCTATGCTACAATATCCCCGAAAGGGGTTGTGGCAATGAGGAAAGAGTACTACCAAGGCGACGTGTCAGTCCGAGCGATGCGGAAGTATCGCGAAAAAGAAGGAATCAAGACGGTGCGCTTCGACGTTCGCGCGGGGAGCAAAGAGGCGCTGGAAGAAGAAGCAAAGCGCCGTGGTCTCTCGGTGGCGCAGCTAATCGTTGATTCCGTAAACGCATATATAGGGCGTGAGATAATTACAAACAAAAAAAAATAATAGCATGGGCGCATCCACTGGGGGTGCGCCTTTTTCGTTGCGAAAAAAGTTTGCAAAAATCGCAAAAAAATGTGATTTGCCCCCTTGACATATACGGCAGTATATGCTATAATAATAGTGTCAGGAGGGCGGTACAAAATAAAAGCCCCCGACAGAAAGAGGTAAGAATTATGAAGTTCGCGAACATCAAGAAGGGCGTCCGCATTACCGAAAAGATGGCGCAGAAGCTGGCTATCAACTGGTACTACGAAACGAAGAAATACTGCTACGAGTTGCAGTACGGGGACGAAACGATGGATGGCGACTACGAGCGCAGCATCGTTCGCTGGAAGAAAGGCGAAGAGTACAAGCCTTCCGAAGTCGTTGCAACGCTGGCGTGAACAGGAAGGAGGAGCAAGCACCATGTCAAACGAAGAAATCATCGTCAAGTCCGCCATCAGCGCGGGCATCTTCTCCGAAGAGGAAGCCGCCGCCTATATCACGAACGGGTTGCGCCTCCCGATTCACACCTTCGCCGAGTGGAAGAATCACGGGTACATGGTTAAAAAGGGCGAACACGCCGCGCTGGTCGTGAGCATCTGGAAGCCCAAGACGAGCAAGAGGAAGAAGGACGAAAAGAACGTGGAAGCGGACAAGGAGGAAAACAGCGGGTTCTTCCTCACGACCGCCTACCTGTTCACCAAGAATCAGGTGGAAGCAATCAAGACAGCCTAATCGCAACAGAATGCCGCCTGTGAGCCGTTGGAGCAATCAGGCGACATGATTTGAGCAAAAACAAGCAAGACGTTAGAACGCGAGACAGGAGGCAATATGGGCATGTATTACGAAATCAACGAGGAAACCGCGAAGGCATCAAAGCTGATGATGTCACTTGACGACTACGAAGAAAACAGCACGACGAACGAGTATCGCACAATGTGCGACAGGGCGCAGGAAATCGCAGAGGAGCAGAAGCAGAAGCACCCGGAATGCGCGGAGACAATCGACATGATACTCAATCGATACTGCCGGAAGTTGGCGGAGTGGATAAACCGCGAGAACGCCATTGGTACGATGTGTCCTTCTGTCATGATTGCCGGTCCGGCTGGCATCAATCGAGCGAAGAAGGAAAAGCAGATTGCTGCATATAAAAGAAACGCGGAAAAGTACGAAGAAATCAGCGGATTGATTAGCCGCATACAGAGCGTCGGAACGGGCGGAATCAAGGCAGGAGACGCAAACGCGCTGGAAAAGCTCAAAAACAAACTGGAAAACATGGAGGAATGTTATCAGACGATGAAAAAGGCGAACGCCTACTACAAAAACAACGGAACGCTTGACGGGTTTTATCTCTTTGACGAGATAACAGAAGAAAAAATGCACGAATACAAACACAGCGGGCAACCGTTTAGTGCTTACACGCTGCAAAACTGTATCGCAGAGATACGGAGAATCAAGGCACGAATTGCAAGTATCACCGCCGTGAAGGAGGAAGGGGGCGGCGAAAAGGTAATCAAGGGAATCCGCGTGGTGGAGGATACGGACGACATGCGCATTCGCCTGATTTTCCCGGATAAGCCCGACGAGGAGACGCGAAACGCGCTAAAGGCAAACGGCTTTCGCTGGTCGCCGAAGAACAGCGCGTGGCAGCGGATGCTCAACGCAAATGGGCGCTGGGCGGCAAAGAACTTCCTTGCAACGGTAAAAGATGAGAGCAATGAGAGCTAAAAGCGTGATATAATATAAAATGTAAAAAGCAGCAAGAGAGACGCAAGCAGTGATGCAAGCGTCTTTTTTGTTGGAAGAGGCGACTATGGAAGTGCTGCTCTTGCCTCTTCAGCGGCGGGATTTATGCGCGATGCGCTTTGTTGCGTTGGTGGGGACGTGACGGACGAAGAGGAGGGAAAACCATTGCTTGAATGGAACGGCATCAAAATCGTCGAAACGGATTGTATGCTGCCGGTTGACCGCGTAAAACCCTACGCGAGAAACGCAAAGCGGCATCCGCAGGAGCAAATCGACGAAATCAAGGCAAGCATCAAGCGGTTCGGCATGGACGACCCCATCGGCATCTGGGGCAAGGAAAACCTGATTGTCGAGGGTCATGGGCGACTGGAAGCGTGCAAGCAGCTCGGCATCCCGACAGTGCCGTGCATCCGCCTTGACCACTTAACAAAAGAAGAGCGCAAGGCGTACACTCTGGCGCACAACAAAACCAACATGGACAGCGGCTGGGACTTTACGGCGCTTGACCAAGAGCTGGCTGAAATCGTTGATATTGACATGAGCGAGTTCGGTTTCGGTTCACTTGAAGAAGCGCGAGATGTCGAAGAAATCGACAACATAAAAAGCGATGACAAGCGCATTGAACACAAAATGACAATTGATAAACAGACAATAGCACTGACCGAAGAAGAATATGATGGGATAATAACGAAGCTGGAACATTATGTAAATGAAAATGGCGTAAGTTTTGGTTTTGTAGGGAGTTTATTGCATGATTGTAATGCTTGATGTTGGCAGCCTAAAACCCGCAACGTATAACCCGCGCAAGATAAGTGAGGAACAGAAAGCAACACTCCAGGAAAGCATAAGACAACTTGGATTTGTTATGCCTGTAATTGTAAACAAAAAAAATAACACAATCATAGCCGGACATCAGCGAACAAATGCCGCCCGACAGCTTGGATTAAAATCTGTCCCGGTGCAGTTTGTGGACGACATTGATATAGGCGATGAGATACGGTTTAATCAGCTGCACAATGCAAACGCAACAAATCCAAGCAACGCGAAGTACGCTGGAGAAACTTTTTTCGGATTCACCGAAAAACCATGCAAAGAGTTCACACCAATTTCATATAATGCGGAAAGCGTAAAACAACTGTGCATGATGATTATGAAATACGGGAACGTATTTAGCTGCGTCGTAGATGGTCAGGAAGTCATTTGTGGCGGCGACTACGTGAAAGCATGCACACTGTTAAGCAAACCAGTGATGGCATACGGATTGCATCAAAAAGACGCACGAAAATACCTCAACCGCGAATATGGCGTGTATTCGTATGAAAACTTGACAAAAAACACATATGTTCAAGGATTAGCGCAACTGCACAGAAGCCCGCAAGCGGAAAAAGGCAAGAAAGCGAACCACAGTATGCTTTACGAAACGATGGTACTTCCTTATTTGCGAGATAAGCCAAACCTATCTGTGCTTGATTTTGGATGCGGGAAAGGAGCGTATATTACACAGTTATCAAAGCATAGAAGGGCTGTCGGCATTGAGTTCTACAACAACAATAGCAAGAGCATTGATGTGACGGCAGGAAACGCAATGATTGATAAATTGTGCAAGGAGATTGCGGACAATGGTCCATTCGATGTTGTAGTGTGCGACAGCGTTCTCAATAGTGTCGACAGTTTGAAAGCGGAAAAAAGTGTGATGACGTGTTTGAACTTGTTCTGCAACGGCAAGTGCTTCATCAGCGGCAGACCACGAGATAGAGCTGATGACAAAATGCGCGCAATGCGTTCTATATCGTTAAACAAGCGTTACAGTGAGTTTATGGATGATGACGGATTCACCGCGACATATAGAGCAGGGAATTGGTACTACCAGCATTACCAAACTAAAGAGCAAGTTCGGAATCTTGCGTTGCGTAGTGGATTTGAAGTTGAAAAAATAACATGGGGGAAACACGGCGATAGCTATCAAGCCAGCATCAACAAAATAATGCAACCGTCGATAGATGAAGCGACAGCTGCATTAAATTTCGAATTTGACCTGCCATTGCCTAACGGCAGAAGTTATGGAAGGCAGGATGATATTATAGAGGCTTGCCATCGCGCCGGCATCTTGCAAAATGATGCGCGAACTGCCAATTGCGGCATGTGCAAAATGCTTTAACGCGCGAGTGCGGGTCGAACATATTTATATCATCCGTTCCGAATGATAGCTTCCGGGCATCTTTAATTACAATATGAATGCCATTGTTTTCGTCAACAACAGTGTTTCCGGGGCAATCTTCAAATGCAAGATGATAGTTTTGCTGGTAGACAAAACTGCTGGACACGCCGCATAAATAATAAACACCATGCCCAAGTTCCAAATCGTGCACTTCGGTAACACCGCCTTTGATGTGCGGATTGTAAGAGCCAAGCAGACATCTGGCACAGTGCTGCGACAAGTTAACACCTTCAACGTGCTTCAGCCACAAATATCTGAATGGCGCGGTAACAGTTAGCTGAATTATCTTCATGCATATGCACTCCTTTCGCTTATAAGTTTATCAAAAAAACGCAAGAAGTCAATGCTATTGCAGCCAACGGAACAAAAATATTTTGTCGCGAAGAAGGTATCCGCCCCATGAAAAAAGAGACTGACGTCGACCTCGACATCCCGGAAATCCACCTTCCCGACACAATCGAACTTGACGACGACATAGACTTCTCCGTCGCTGACTTCTCCATCGTAGACGAGGAAGAGCAGACGCGCATCATAAAGCCCAAGATGGCAAAGTCGGCAATCTACAACAAGGCAGATTTTCAGTACGCACGCGACCTTGCCGCAAAAATTTGCCTGGAACGCAACGCACGGACTACTTGCATTGTTCCGGGCAATTTCATTTTTGGCGACTTGCCGGAAGCGCTTGTGATGTATCGCGGCATCGACCTCAAAACAATCTACTGTTCAACGTTGTCACTATCAGAAAACAACGTGGATAGCTTCAAAAATCTGCTGCTTTTCCGAAACGTAGAGAAAATCAATCTGATGCTGTCCGGCTACTTCTACAGCCACTACAAAACGGATTTAATTCCGTACTTGTACGAAGAACTGGACATCGACAACAAATTGCAAGTTGCGTTTACAAATACACACATGAAAATCCTGCTGATGGAAACACACAAGGGGAATCATTATGTTCTGACGGGAAGCGCGAATTTGCGGAGCGCATCGTGTCTGGAGCAGTTCGACTTCGAGGAGAACGAGGAGCTGTTTAACTTCTACAAGGAAGCGTTCGACAGTCTTATTGACAAGTATAAAACAATCGACTACACGAAACCCAAAATCGTAAGGGGGAATAAAGCATGGCAAGCGGTTCGGGCAAAGGGCGAAAATTAACGCTGAAAGGCTCATCGTCCGCAAAGGGCAGACGCAGAAAATACAGTTCGCGGTTCAAACTCAACCGCGTAACGGGCGAAATCACGAACGAAAAGCGCAGCACGAGGGCTTAAGCAATCAGGGAGGCGATAATGCATGGAGTTCTCGCGTCTTTACGAGAATCTTTCCAAGTGGTTCCCTTCTCCATCCGAATGTGCAGGAGCGTATGACATCCCGGTTATCGCGCCAACAAGTGAACCAGACGTGACGGAGTGGATTCCATTCAACGACCTGTCCAAGCCTTTTAAGGCGACGCAGGGCATCCATATGTTCGTGGACGACTACCGCATGAAGCGGCTATGGGCGCAACCAGACAGGTATCTTGCGATTTTGGAGCTTGCCGGGTGCGTCGCATCCCCGGACTTCTCCATCTATCAGGACACGCCCGAAGCGCTGAACATATATTGCCACTACATGAAGCACTGGCTTGCGGCTTATTGGCAATCATACGGCATCAAGGTAATCCCTACAATCTGCTGGGGAAGCAAAAAGACGTTCAGTTGGTGTTTTGACGGAGAGCCGACGAACGCACCGGTAATCGTTTCATCCGTTGGAACGCAAAAAAATCCAGAAAGCAAAAAAGCATTTTTGGATGGGTATAACGCGATGGTGGAGCGACTATCACCAACTGTAATTCTGCTTTGCGGGAAAAAGCCGAAAGAATGCACGGGTAATATCGTAGAAATCGCGCCATTCTACGACAGCGTTGTCAGGAGGAGAAAAAATGTTTCAGTTTAGGTTGCAAGCGTGGGGGGGGAGAGGCGGCAGCATTTCGGCGAAAAACACCTCTTCCACCTATGTTTCCGGCGGGAAAGTCGCAACCGTCGAATATTACAGCAAAAATAACGGCTCACGCATCGAAAAAATCCGGACATTCGCCAACAATGACGGGTTTGTGAAAGACTTGGAAGTGTTTACAACATCAAATCTGGCTAAAAAACAATATGACGTGGTTGTACCACTTCGTATTTTGACCATGAGAGAAGAGACTCCGTATCTTGGAAGCAGTAAGGAAGGTTTTGCGCTGGGTAGAAAAACAGGGAGGTCGGAAACAGCTCATATCGGCATCAATGTCAACACGCCGAAGGGTGTATCTGAAAAGCAAGAGGCAGATGCTAAAAAGGCTGCAACAAGAATGATGCAACGAAGCGCCGAGCATTTCGTCAACGGTGTTGCATACGGGCAAACGACGCTTGAAAATCTTGGAGAAGTGTTCAAGAAGCAGCCTGCGCTCTCTGCGATGCAGACGTTAGAATTAAATAGTAAAATCAGGTAATCAGGCGGTGAGTAAATGCCAACGGAACAGGAAAAAAAACAGTATCCGCACGGGAAACATCCAAACAGCCTTGCGAATCTTAAAAAGGGGAAACGCTTCGGGAATGGCGAGGGTAATACGCTGAATGCGCGAGAAGAAAACAAAAAGTCCGTCGCAGTTCGGAACGGCAACAAGACGTTGCGCGAATTTGCAATTGATTTTGCAGACAAGCCGATGGGAAACGGAAAAACCTTTAAGGAGGCGTACATCATGCGCCTTGCAAAAATGGCTGCTGATGGAAATCTTGCAGCGATGCAGTATTTCGCAAAACTCATCGGGGAAGACCCCGGCGACACCGTGACCGTCAAAACGCCGCAGTTGTCCGAGGACGCGAAAGCCGACATTGACAAGCTGCTGAAAGAGACGCGGGGAGAAGTAAAATGACGACGCTGACGCGGGATGAAGTGTGGAACATCTGGCGATACCATCCCGCCGCCGTCGGCAGAATGTGCGGATTCCGCGACCTGACGGATGAGCTTCACGGGCGCTGGATGCAGCACATCATCTTCGGAGCGGACGATTACACGCTCCAAGCACACCGCCTTTCCTATAAATCTTCCTGCCTTTCCGTCGCGCTTGCAATGTGGTGCGTTCTAAATCACGGCAAAAACGCGATTTTCATGCGCAAGACCGACAGCGACGTTGTGGAGAGCATTGCGCAAGCGAAAAAGGTATTCGCGAACGAAGCTTTTTGCTACATGGCGCAAATCCTCATGCAGCAGGATGTTCAACTGCTGAAATCAGGCGGAAACTGTATGACGGTGAGCGTGTACGATTCGCCGCGTGGCGCTGACCAGCTAATCGGCATCGGCTGCGGTTCTTCCATGACGGGCAAGCACGCTGATTTGATTGTTTGCGACGACGTGGTAAACCTCAACGACCGCATCAGCCGGGCAGAACGAGAGCGCACCAAGGGCGTTATACAGGAGCTGCGAAACATCGTCACCCGCGACGGGCGAATCGTCTTCATCGGCACACCGTGGCACATCGAGGACGCGTTCACGCTGGTTGCGCCGCCGGAGAAGCACGACTGCTACACGACCGGGTTGATTGTGCCGGAGAAGCTGGAAGAACTGCGGAAATCAATGTCGCCGTCTCTGTTTGCCGCGAACTACGAGTTGCGCCACATTGCCGCCGAAAATGCGCTGTTCGACACGCCGCCGACGTTCACGCCGGAAGCGGAAAAGCTGCGGGACGGCATCGCGCACGTTGATGCTGCCTATGGCGGCGAGGACTACACCGCGCTGACGTGTGCAAAGCGGGACGGCGACACGCTATATTTGTACGGGCGTTTGTGGCGCAAGCACGTTGACACGCTGATGGACGCGCTGCAATCGGAGACGGAGCGCCTAATGTGCGCGCCGATTTACTGTGAGACAAACGGCGACAAGGGATATTTGGCTCGTGAATTGCGCCGCCGAAACATGGCAGTACGCGCATACCCGGAGAAAATGAACAAGTACCTAAAAATCAGCACATACCTCAAAAAGTGGTGGGGGAATATCGTGTTTTTGGAAGGCACGGACAAGGATTATATCGCGCAGATTATGGACTACACCGAGGACGCGGAGCACGACGACGCGCCGGACAGTGCCGCGTGCTGCTGCCGGATTCTCGACAGGAGCGGCGCGAGTTTATATGTTGGGGGGTGATACAGATGTTTACAAAAATCACATGGCAGGATTGGCAAAACGAGCCGGACAAAGCAAAGGCAACGCTGGCGGTTATCGGGGCATATAAACACAGCGAGGACTTTGACAAGGCAGGAATCGCGCAACGCTACTACGAAGCACGGAACGATACCGTTTCCGCGAAAGTCGTGCTGCGAGCTACCACATCAGAATCGGAGCAAAAAACCGCCGACGGGAAAACAGTCAAGAAGAAGGGGACGGCGACGGAAGCAGTCCCCGGACAGCGTATATACAGCGACTTTTTCCGCCGCTTTACAATGCAGCAGGCTAATTATCTGCTGGGCAACGGCGTGGAGCTGGAAAACGACGCGATGAAGGGCAAGTTAGGCATCGGGTTCGACACGACGCTTGCGAAAATCGGACTGTATGCGCTGGTGCATGGTGTGTGTTGGGGATACTGGAATCTCGACCACGTTGAGATACTGCGAGCGTACACGGATAAAAACAGCGGATTTGTGGCGCTGCTGGACGAGCTGACGGGCGAACCGATGGTTGGAGTGCAGTTCTGGCAGATTGGCGACGACAAGCCGCTGATGGCGCGTGTATTCGAGCCGGACGGCGTGACGGTTTACAAAACGCGCGAGAACGCCTCTGATTTGGAGGTTGCGCAGGAGAAACGCGCCTACAAGCGGACATACGCGAGGGACATCACAGGCGAGCGCCTTGTGTCCGAGGAGAATTATAGCGCACTGCCGATTGTGCCGCTGTATGCCAACGACAAGAAGCAGACAGAGTTGACGCTTGCAATCCGTTCCAAAATCGACCTGTACGACATCGTTCTTTCCGACTTCGGAAACAATCTGGAAAAGGCGAATGATGTTTACTGGGTGCTGAATAATTTCGGGGGCAACTTCGACGAGGTTGCGCTGATGCTGGAACAGATTCACCGACTAAAAGCAATTGCGAACATTTCGGACGGCACGTCATCCAGCACAGTAACGCCGGAGACGTTTGAAGTGCCGTATGCAGCGCGTCAAACCGCGCTGGAACTGCTGGAACGGCAGCTTTATCGCGATTATATGGCGCTGGATGTGTCGGAATTGACGGGCGGAAGCCTAACGAACGTTGCAATCCGGGCAAGCATGGCTAACCTCGACTTGAAGGCGAACGCCTACGAATGGCAGTGCTTTGACTTCGTGCAGAAACTGCTGCGGATTCTGGGCATCGAAACCGAGACAATCCGTTTCAAGCGACAGACGATTGCCAACGAGAGCGAAATCATCCAAAACATCTACACAGCGCAGGGCGATTTGGACAAGGAAACGCGTCTGAAACTTAATCCGATGATTCTGCCGGAGGAAATCGGCGACATCATCAAGCGCGGGGAGGAAGAATCGCTTCTTGGCATCCGCATGGCGCAACAGGCAATGCAGAAGACAGACGAGGAGGAAGAAGATGCTGTATCTGATGGTGATTCTGCAAGTGCTGGCGGCGAATAACGTCATCGTTCCGGACTGGCTTTTGTGCATCGGCTGGTGGCTGGTGGCGGTTCGACTTATCTTGCGCGTCCTGATTGCATTTTTTGATGTTGGGGAGACGGGCAAGCCGTGACGGACGTGGAGCGCAACGACTTGCGCGAAGCCGCACTGCAAATGCGCATAAAGGCGATGTACCAAGAGGCGCTTGACATCGCCACGGAGCGCCTGAAAGACTTCTTGCGCAAAAAGCAACAAGTGGACGAAGGCAAGATAAAGCCGCCCGCGTACTACAACACGCCGGAAAAGGTGGAGCAATGGAAAGCGGGTTTTGTCCGCGAACTCATCCGCCAATATCGCGTGGAAGAAGTCATCATGGAGGAAATCTGTAAGGCAGGGAACCGGGCAACCGACGACATCCGCAATACGATGGGCGACGTGTACGCCGACAGCTTAGGCGAGGCACAAACCGTCATCGAGGCGCAAGCAGACCGCGCGGGTGTTAAGGTGTCATTCGCACAGCCCAACAAGCGCGAAATCAAAGCGATTTTCGCCGCTAACGAAACAGCATTCACGAAGCTGGCATACAAAAATCTTGGACAGAACATCGAGATTCGCCACAAGCTGCAAAACGCGCTGGCGCTTTCGTCCACGCTTGGAGAAGATAGGAAGAAGCTGATGAACCGCATCAGCGACATAACAGGGCAGAGCGAGTGGCAAGCGCGGAGAGTAGCGCAGACGGAGCGGACGCGCTCACAGAGTCAAGCGAGTTATGCCGCGTCGCAGGAAGCCGCAGACCAAGGCGTAACGGTTTACAACAAATGGTTCTGCCGATTTCAGAATAGCCGTGAAGCGCATATGGCGCGACATGGCAAGATGGCGAAACAAGGAGAGTGCTTCCCGAACAGCAACATACGCTTTCCGGGCGACCCGAACGGCAGCGCAGCGGAAACAATCAATTGTTACTGCATGATTATGCCGAAAGTCATCCTGTCCACCGAGTATGTGGACGAAGACGGCAACATCCGAAAGAAGGAAAAGGAATGAGCGGGTTCGTAGACCACACGCCGGAAATCAATCAGAAGCTGGAACAGGCAATGTTTGTTGGGCTTTTGGCGGTTGCACAAGAATCCGTCGGCATGGTGCGCGAGAAGATGGTGACAGGCTATGAGCATAAGGTCTACGACACTGGCAATCTGGCACGAAGCATCACCGCCGACATCGACCCGGACAACAACGAAATAACCATCGGAACAAACGTCGAGTACGCGCATTATGTGCATGATGGACACGCGGGACACGCCGTTTTCTTTCCCAAGCTGGGCGACAAAGGCGAGTTCCGCGTCATTCCGGGAGGATACACACCAGGCAGACCGTTTATGACGGACACGTTCGCAGATTCCGCAAACGCGGAACGCCTTGTGGACATCATGGCGGACGTAATCAAGCAGAATATGGACTAATAACAGCAACATCAGCGCATGGCAAAGCACCGCCGTGCGCTGTTTGCATATATGCGGAAAAGCAAAGCACCGCTTTTCCGCAAACAATCAAAGGCGCAAAGCACCGCGCCCCGAAGCAAAGGAGATTGAATCATGAACATCCTCACCCGAAAAAACCTGAAAGCCCTGAATGTGCCTGATGAAGCGATTGACGCAATTGTGGAAGCACACAGCGACGCAATCAACGACATCAAGGCAGAGCGTGACAAGTACGCGGAACAGGCGAAGCAGATTGCAGCGCTGACCACGGAGCGCGACACGCTCAAGCAGCAGCTTGCCGACGCGAAGAAGAGCGGCGGCGACGCGCAGAAGATTCAGGAGGCATTCGACGCCTACAAGCAGCAGGTGGAAACGGAAAAAAAAACCGCGACGTTGACAACCGCCGCAAGAAAGCTGCTGACAAGCAAGGGGATGCAGGAGAAACTTGCCGACCTTGTGATGGCAAAGCGCGGACTGGACGGCATCGAACTCGATGACAAGGGCGCAATCAAGGACGGCGACAAGCTGATTGACGCGCTCAAGGGCGAGTATGGCGACCTTTTCTCCACGCAGCAGCAGCAGGGTACACCTACCACAACCCCGCCGAGCGGCGGCAATGCCGCGCACGGCAGCGGACGCGCCGCAGCACTGGCGGCGAAGTACGCGCAAGATATGTATGGCGCAGTTGCGCCGGAAGGAGCGAATAAATGAGCTTTACCAGCAAGGCAACCGGGACTGTTTACCAGCCCGGTTATTTTCTTGAGAACGCGGAGGACGCAATCCGCGAAACCAAGCAGATTAAGCAGTCGGGCGCTACCACCGCCGAAAACGGCGCGAAGTACGTCAAGATGGGGACTGTTTACCCCGCGAACGACGGCACTGCCGTCGGCATCGTGTACGAGGACGTGGACGTTACAAGCGGCGATATGCCCGGCAGCGTCGTGACGCGCGGCACGGTTTACGAGAGCCGTCTCCCCGTCGCAATCAACAGCACCGCCAAGAGCGCGCTGACGGCAAAGGGCTTCTACTTCATCGCTGCCGAAGCCGCGACGGTTCGCCCGTACTGACGAAAGGAGAATACTATGCAGATTCCGTCTTTTGAGAACAATATTTTCGGTCTTATCCCCAAGGAGGAGTGGCTGGACGTTGGCTTTAACGTCACTCGTCCGAACGACCCGGTTGATGCGCTGTTTCCCGACGAATACAGTGAAAATCTCGTGGCTAAGTGGCAGGAGATTGCCAACCAGTACCAGCTTCCCGTGATGGCTGACTTCCACAGCTTCGACAGCCGGACGAACATCGCCACCCGCATCCCAGTCGATACGCACAGCATTGAAAAGGGACTGATTAAGGTAAAGATTAACCAGTCCGAGCGTATGCGTGCGCTGCTACGTTCCGGCGTGCAGAATGACGCTATGTACGACTACGTTATCCGTGACGGCATCATGCTTGCCGACCAAGTTGTGACGCGCACGAAGGTTGCGAAGAACGAGGTTCTGGCGACTGGCAAAATGACCATCAAGGAAAATAACCTTGACCTGACCATCGACTATGGCGTGAAGCCGGAACAGACGGAATTCACGTTCGATTTCAGCGAGGACGCGGACATTCCTGCACAGATTCAGTTCGTCGTTGATACCGCGCTGGACGCTGGCACGACGCTGGACACAATCGTAACGAGCCGCAAGGTTGTCAACAAGATTCGCGCGAACAGCGCAGTCCAGAAGCGCATCAACGGCACGTTGAGCGAGGGCGCGTATGTGAGCAATGCCGCGCTGAATACGTTCTTCTCCACGGAGTACGGCATCAACCGCGTTATTACCAACGATTTGCAGTACGCCATTGATGGCGGCATCGGCGCGGATGGGCGACCGATTCGCACGACCAAGCGCTATTTCCCGCAGGACAAGATGACGTTCATCGGCACTGGCAGCGCCATGACGCGCATCGGCGCGGGCTTGTGGGGACAGACCCCGGAAGAAACGGTAAACACAGCCAATACCGGGCTTAATGTCAACCAGTCCGGGCAGCACCGCTATGTGATGGTGTCGCAGTGGGTGGAGAACGACCCCGTTGTTCTGTGGACGCGGGCATCCGGCTTGTTCATGCCGGTTATCTTTAATCCGCAGAGCATCTGGATTGCGACCATCACGGACGCGGCAACGGGTCAGTTGACGGTTTCTTCCGCTGCCGGCACTGGCAAGGGCAACACGAAGCTGACTGTCAGCCCCGCAAAGGAATCCAGCTCCAACCTGTACAAGGTGAAGGCTGGCACGACCGCGCCGACTGCGACCTATGGGCAGAATGTCCGCACTTGGAGCAACTGGGACGGCACGTCTGACCTTGCCATTGCTACCGGGCAGAAGGTGACGGTTGCGGAATGCACCAGCGACTACCGCGTGATTCGCTCCGGCAGCGCGACGGTGACGGCAGCGACCTAATGGAGGTGGAAGCATGGCTGTGACGCTGGAAATGGCAATGCGCGAGTGTAACAACTTTTTTGAGCGCTGCAAGTACGCTGGGGAGATTCGCATCGCGGGCGGTAAAATCGTTCCTGATGTAGGTTCGCCCTATGTGTACATCAGCGGCAGCGCGCGGAACGACGGCGTTCACAGCCTTGTTTCTGGCGCAATGGAGGACGCGGACGGAGAGGAAACTTTCGACGGCACGTTGTGGTTTCTGTACCCGCCGCGCCCGTTTATCGAGATTGCAAAACAATGCGCGGAATACGAGACGAAAAACCCGACGGGGGCTTATACGTCGGAATCTTTCGGGCATTACAGCTATTCGCGGGCGACTGGCAGCAACGGCGTTGTGACGTGGCAAGCGGCATTCGCGGACAAACTGCGACCGTATCGCCATATGTATACGGAGGTGGGCTGATGGCGTGGACTGATTTTCTCGATGACGCTTGCATCGTCGACAAGCGCACGGAATCAGACGGCATGGGCGGCATCGTTGTCACATGGACAGACGGCGCGCCGTTTCGTGCCGGATTCATCCGCAACAGCAGCACGGAAGCCCGGATTGCATATCAGAGCGGCATCCGCGAACTGTTTACCATCGTTTTTTCCGATATGCTGGAACTGCTGCCGAACGACCGCGTGAAGCGGATTTCAGACGGCAAAGTCTTCCGCATCACGTCGGACTCGCGGGACATGACAACGCCGGAGCAGAGCGATATGCACTTCCGCGAGGCGGACGCGGAGGTGGTGACGGCGTGATTGACTTGCAGCGGAAACTATACAAGTTTTGGAACAGTTTCACCTACGAGGGCAAGCCAATTCCCGCGTATGTTGAGGACGCAGTGCCGGCTGAGGCGTCATTTCCCTACTTTGCGTTTCAAGTGCAAGAGGGGGACGTCTTCGGAAAGTCTACAATGATTTGCACACTGTGCTGTCAGGCGGAAAACGGAAGCAACGTAAACTTGCAGCGCGCAGCAATCCTCGACGAGGTTCGCCGCGCCATTCCGCCGGAGGGGACGGCAATCTACTGCGACGATGGCTTTATCACCCTGTACCGCAACAATAGCAACTTTTTCCGCCTTGAAGTGGACACGACGCTCAAAAGCGTCTGCTATGGGCGGATTTACTACGAAATCGTGACTTACTACACCTAACAGGAGGTAACAAAATGACGACTGGTCTTCGGGCAAGCACATTTGAGAACTTGCAGCTCAATGCCGGGATGTTTCTTGCCAATTTTGACTATTCTACCGCCACGGACGCGGCGACGCTGGGCGCGCTGCTGAAAACGGAGCGCGAAAAGCCAAGCGGTTCTGCGCTGATTGGCGCAACGCGCGGCGGCGGCACGTTCGTCTGCACGCCCAACACGCGCAGCATCGAGGCGGACGGCAAGCGCGAGGAATGGAAAGGCAGCAGCGTCAACGATGGCTGGACTATCAAGCTGACGACTACCCTGCTGGAAATTAACGCCACCAACCTTAAGCGGTCTTTCGGCACTGCCGACGTGACGGACACGGAGAAGAAGCACACCATTAAGATTCGCACCGACATTAAGGATGCGGATTATATTGATAGCCTTGTCTGGGTGGGCGACACCTCGAAGGGCTATGTGCTGATTGCCATCAAAAACGCGCTGAACACGGCGGGCGCAACGCTGACTTGGACGGACAAGGGCGAGGGCACTATTCCGGTGGAGTTTACCGCGCATCAGGACGGGCTGGAAACCGACGGATATGCCCCTTGCGAGGTTATTTTCTTCGACCCCGCCGCTTAATAACACGCGGCAGGGTTCGCGCCCTGCCGCACTTTCGTGAATTTTGAGGAGGAAAACGCATGAATACCGCAACCGCATTTGAGCAGATGGCGAACGCCATTCCGTACATCGACAAGCTGGTCAACAGCAAGGAAATGAAAGCCTTCGTGGAAGAAAAGAGCAAGGGCGACGTTGTCGGACGCGACATCCTGATGAAGATGCTGCCGATTTTGTACGCCAAGCATCCCAAGGAAACGATGGGCATTCTCGGCGCGATGCACGGCAAGACGGCGGAGGAAGTCGCAGAAATGGACTTCACCGAAACCGCCGCCATGATGGACAAGGACACACTCGATTCGCTGTTTGCTTTTTTTACCTTTGCGCTTCGTCTGGGGTGCATCATGTAATCCCTGTGTTATACAAATACCGCCCGCAAAACGTTCACGCGCTGGGGGTGCTTCTGGCGCACGAAACGCAGGAGGAAGCAAAACGTTGCTACATGGCTAATATGGCGTGGATGACGGTGCTTGCTATTTCGTCGTTCGGCGGCGCGAATCTGGAAATCCCGTCATACAGCGACGTTTTCGGCGCAGAGAAGCACGAAACAAAGCAAAAAACAGCAGAGGAAATCTGCGACGATATTATAAACGGACTAATGGCGAGGGGAGGTGCAGAAGATGGCGGAAGCATTTGAGTTGTACGCAAGTTTTAAGATTGATACAAGCGGATACACGCAAGAGCTAAATAAAATCCGGCAGGAAATGCAGCAGTTTCAGCAGGAACTAAACAGCTTTGCTGTGCACCCGACGTTTGACGCTGGGCGTTTTCGGGCGGAATTGCAGCAAGCGCAGCAGCAGTCCACGCAAGCGACGGAAGAAATCCAGCGTTTGCAGCAACAAATACAGTCCTTGCAGCAAGCCGCAGACGGCGGCGGTTCTGGCGATTCGGGCGGCGGTGTGCTGAGCGGATTTTTGGGCCAACTCGATGTTATTGGCGATATTGCAAGCGGACAGTTCATTGCCAACATGGCAGTAAACGGCATCAATAGCATTATCGACGGCATCACGGGGTCGATTGATGAATCAATCGGGCTTGCGTCCGACCTTGTGGAGACGCAGAACGTTGTTGATGTGACGTTTGAAGATTCCGCGTCCACCATCAACAAGTGGGCGCAGGAGGCGCTGAACGCCTACGGCATCACGGAAACCAAGGCGAAACAGTATTCGTCCACGCTGGGCGCTATGCTCAAGTCGATGGGCATCGCGGATGACCAAGTGCTGCAAATGTCAATGGATATGGCGGGGCTGGCGGCGGATATGGCGTCGTTCTACAACCTCGACCACGACACGGCATTTGAGAAAATCCGCTCCGGCATCTCCGGGGAAACCGAACCGTTGAAGGCGCTCGGCATCAATATGTCCGTTGCAAACCTGAACGCCTTTGCCCTCGAAAAGGGCATGAACAAGGCGTTTGATAAGATGTCGCAGGCGGAACAGGCGACGTTGCGCTATCAGTATCTGCTGGAAGCCACGAAGGACGCTCAGGGCGACTTCGCGCGAACCGGGGACAGCTTCTCAAATGAGATGCGCAAGCTGCAAACGAATCTCGACCGCATTAAGACAGAGTTTGGCAAGGGGCTGCTGGGCGTTGTAACGCCCGCGATTTCGCTGCTCAACAACGCGCTGTCGGATAAGTCATACCAGCAAACGGCAATTGAAAAAATCTATTCTGAACGCGACGAATCACTGTTTGATGCAGAAGTGGCATACCAGCGTTCGCTCACAATCGTTGATTCCATGCGGAGTATAGAGGATGAGAGCGGCGACGCAGTAAAATCCACGGAGGAGTGGCGCGCCGCGCTGGAAGCCTTGAAAGACGTTATGCCGGGGTTGTCACAGTACGTCGACCTTACAACGGATGCAATCATCGGCAACGATGAAGCAATACAGAATTACGTTGACACATTGCATGGTGTAACGAAATACAACAGCTACGACCAAGCGGTATCCGATGCGCAGAAAAGGTATGATGATTTGCAGACGCAAATCGAGGAGAAAGAAGCGGATATTGCCAAAAGGGAATTGCTCATTCAAAGTAGCGACGAACTACAAAAACTATACGACAAGCGAGTAGAAGACGCATGGCGCACATACGCACAACGATATGGCTACGAGCCTGACTACCAAACGGCTCGTAATATGCCAGCAAGCGATGTGCGAAGTTATGCCTATGCAACCGGAACCACCGCAAATCCGCACGCCAATCTGGGAGGACTTGTCACAGGGCTGAACGCTGAGCAAATTTACTATTTCGACCTTTTCCGCAACGCACAGAACGCCGCGAAAGACCCGCTTGCACAGGAAAAAGCGGAGCTTGAAAGCGAAAAGGAAGAACTTGCAGAGCTTGTTCCGCAAGCCGAAGCAGCAGCAGTCGCACTGGACGATGTAAAGAAAAGCCGGGAGGAATATGTAAATAGCCCAGAAGGGCGCAAGGCAAAACTAAATTCTGACTTCAAAGACGCCGTTGACGCAGAGAAGAAAGCCCTCGAAGACCTTAAGACCGCGCTGAAAGACGTTGACACCTACCGCGCGGACACGCTGAAAAAGGCGCAGGAAGCCTACAAGGGCGTTGCGTCTGGCATGGGCTACATGGTAACGCACACGCAGGAGGAAATGAAGAAGCTCCTCGATACCGATTACAGCAAGGAAAATGTGCTTAGTTGGTACGGCACGAATGCAGATGCGCTACACGCCTACAATGATGCTTTGCAGCAAGCCGAAGCGTCTGGCGTTGACGTTGGCATCTTGTCAGGGCTTACTACATACTCCCGCGATAACGATGCGTACCTTTCGCGTCTGCTGAACCTAACGCCGGAAGAAATCAAGCAGCTAAATGCAGACTACCAGCGCGCCCGCGACGAAGAAAACGCGATGGCGGAAACCAAAACGCGGCTGGCGCTTGCGGACGATGAGACGTATCAGGCGATGCTGGAAACCGTGCAAAAGTCGCTCGAAGCGTTTGAGCAAAAGGACGCAATCGCGGCATACATGGCGGAAAATAACAACTCGTTATTAGCTGGCATTGACAAAATGCGCAAGACGCTGGAAGCAGAAATTCCCGGCATAAACGCGCTTCTCGAACAGTTGGGGTTCAAGCAGATTGATTATAAAATAAAAGATAAACCGTGGGTTCATGACTATGGTGGGGCGCGTGCTGGCTATGCGGACCTGTTCGCCGACGTTGCAAAAGATAAAAACGCCTTTAATAAAGACGAAGCAAAAGCGCTACATGCGATAAAGGCACGAGCGCGAAGCGGCTATGCGGACATGATTGAAGATGGGCTAATGCCCGACGACATCAAAGCCCGCGCGCAACGGTGGAATCGGCTCGTAGAAATGAAGACGCAGGAAATGAACGACATCGTTGACATTTTGGAACAGCGCATGGAGGAAAACCAGCGTCAGCGGGAAGCCGAAGAAGCGGAGCAGTGGAACAATCGAGCAACAAAAGATATGCCGCCACTATATATGATGGACACGATTATTGCCAACGCAGCGCACCCTAAATTTGTGCCGAATACATACATCGGCGCACCTTCGAGCGAACAGCAAGAAAAAACAACGGGCGGCAATGTTTTCTCCGCCATCGAAAGCGCCATTGACGCAGCAAAAGAAATCGAAAGTAGAACGATACAGGAAGATTTTGTAACGCAGTCTATTTTCAATGCGCTTGGAGAAATGATGGAGAACTACAAGGAAAGTCTAAGAAACAATAGCGCACCCAACATTTTTAGCAATAGCGACGGCGTTCTTTTTGTGCAAGTAACAAACCCGGGCGAAATTGCGAACGCTGTTTCTGGGCTTCCGCCAACAACCATCAATAACACATTCAGCGTAGATGGCAAAACCGTCGCAACGGCGGTTGCGCCCATTGTTAACAAGATAATCGGCAGGGGCATCCGTGGAAATCTGATGGAGGTGGCGCGATAAATGGTAACACGATACCGCGCGTGGATGGGTGAGGAAGCGCTGGAAGACCTCGACCCGTCCATTATCATCATCGACATTTCGGAGGACGCGCCGAAGGAAGCCGTGACGACCGAAGCACGCCCCGGCGGGGGGCTGTACCTCACCGGGCAGCTTCGGCAGTCCATCACGGTAACAATCGCCGTTGAGATTCACGACGCAAACACAATCCACAGGCAGCTTGTCCTCGGTAAAATCATGCGCTGGGGCAGCGGTGGACAGTACCTGCGCACGTCATACCGCCCGGGACAGCGGTTGTACATCGACAGCATCGAGGCGGCGAGTGTTTCCGCGCTCAAGTGGACGGATACGCTGGAAATCAAGCTGACGGCATACAAGCGCCCGTGGTGGGAGGAAGCAACTGTTTCCAAAATGGAAACAGTTGAAGCAAGCAAAAGTGGCATCCTGACGGTTTACAATCGCGGGGACGTGGCGTGTCCGCTTGAAGCGGTTTTTGTGGCAATCGACCCGCTGACAAACGTTGCAATCAGTTGCGGAAGCGAAAAAATCGTGCTGACGAATATCAGCGTGAAAACGGGCGAGGAAATCCGCATAGTACACGACGATAACGGCATCCAGCAAATCACGGCGGCAGGGCAATCCGCGATGGGCAACCGAAACGGACAATCTGCCGACGAAATCACGCTAAAGCCCGGAATCAACAAGGTGTCGTTCAGCGGCGACGGGCTTTTGTCGCTGACGGTCACGGCGAGGGGGCGGAAATATTAACTACAAAGCATATGGCACACCGCAGGAAGTAACCCTAACGTCCAAAATAAAATGCCGTCTTGAGGTAAACCCTGATGTGGAAAATCCCACTGGTTGGCAGATGGAGGTCGGCTATCCAACAATCGGGAGGACAAAGGTCACTTTTTCGGTTGTTCTTCCAGCCGACGCAGTAATCACCTCCGCACGAGTACACGCAGATTTTCAGCGCGACCTTTGGGGCAATCAACAAAAGCAGGACGTAAACGACGTCCATGTTGACGAGGCTGGATTTTCGTCCATCACGCTTCCAGACGGAGCAAGTACAACATCGTTTGTTGCAATACTCTCTTTCCAAATGTGGAAAAAGATTTACACAGACAGCGACGAACGAACGTTTAACGTAGACGTCCGCGACATCTACATCACAATCGACTATGTTTCCGGCATCATCCCCGACCCAGACGCAAGCAAAGCATACACCAACAATGTCCGTTTGCCGCGTCTGCTGGACAAAAATCTGCGAGAAATCAAGCGCTTGCGCCCTTCTTCGTTGTCTTTGTCGCTAACAATCGACGACATTTCCACCGCAAGCATGACGCTCGTGGATGGCACATGGATGGACGCAACGCAGTTCGTGGAGCTGTACCACATCGGGGGCAGCGTCGGCATCTTCCGATTGCGCTCGGACACACAGACATACAGAAATTACGCAACGCAGGAAATCAACCTCGACCACGCTATTTCCACGCTGATGGACGGGCTTCTTCCGGAGCAGCTAAAAATCGGCAGTGCATCCGTTGACGCGGTTGACGTGCTGGCACAGCTTCTCACCTACCAACCGGAAACGCGCTGGCAGATTGGAACGTGCGAGTTATCGCAACACCTCACATACGATTTTGACGCAGGGACGAACATCTGGACAGCAATCAACAACGTCAAGACCTTGTCGCCCGCAGAAATGATGTGGCAGTACGACTTTTCCACACATCCGTGGACGCTCAACCTCGTTAATATGCCAAACACCGTCTCCTGCGAAGCGCGTTTTAACGGCGCGCTGACCAGCGCAACGGTCAGCACCGACCGCGATGACCTTGTGACCCGTATGTACGCATACGGCAAAAACGGCATCACCGTCGGCACGGTAAACGATGGCAAGGACTACATCGACGCGGACACCATCGACGAGTGGGGCATCGTGTGCGGCAAGTACTCGGATAACAGCATCACGGACAAGGAGACGCTGTTGGAAAACGCAAAGAAGGAACTGGCGAAAAAGAAAACCCCGCCAATTTCCATTGACGTTTCCCTTGTGGAGCTGTCCGCCATAACAGGTTTGCCCTACGACCATTTCCGGCTGGGGAGCATCTGCCGGGTTGCAATGCCTAAATTCGGGCGCTGCTACGATGAGCGCATTCTCACGCTCAACGCGGACAATGTGCTGCTTGAGCCGCAAAAGGTGCAAGTCACCATGTCAACGGATGGCAAGAGCGTCAGCGGCATCATCGAGGCGCTGGGCGGCAAGAGTGGACTTATTTCCGCCGGAACGGAATAAGGAGGAAGCATGAATGAGTTAAATTATACTTGCAACCTGTCTGCTGGGTTGCGGATGACACCGCTCAAAGCGGCGCTCGTGCAAGGCGAGGCGAACGCTCACACGCTGAAAATCGCGTTTGAGAAGGATGGCGCGCCGTACAGCATGGATTCGGGCGCAACGATTGTTGGCAGCTTTATCAGGCTGGATAGCGTCGCAAGCACAGACGACAACCCGACGATTCTTTTGCAAGGCGCAGTCGGCGACGGCATGGCATCCGTGACGCTTTCCGCCGCTTGTTACGCTGTTGTTGGGCGTTTCCGCCTGATGGTCACGGCGACGCTCGGCGAGGACACGACGGCTATCTTGTGGCTTGAGGGGCGCGTCGCGGCGGGGACAACCGGGACAGTGTACGACCCGGATAACGTCATCCCCGACATTACAACGGTGCTTGCAAAGGTGCAAGATTGCACAAACGCAGCGGCAAGCGCGAATGCAGCGGCAGAAAGCGCAACATCCGCAGCTCAGCAGTTCCTGGGGAAGTACATCACGGATGAGGAAAAATTGTTACTTCTGGAACTGTTGCAAATGGTTGCGTATCGCTCAAACACCGCCGCGCAAAATTATAGCAAACTGTACGCAGCGTGGAAGGACGATGTATCAGCGCTTGAGGCACAGCGTCCGCGAATCGTCAGCGTTGAGGCGGACAAAACAACAATCGCCGTCGGCGAAAGCGTGACGTTCACGGTGACGCAGAAGAACGCGGCATCAATCCGATTCATTGTGGACGGCACAGTAAACGAGCGCATTTACGACGTGCAGCAGGAAACGATAACGTTCACAAAGCAGTTTCAATTTACCGGGAGCGGAACGCGGATTGTTGCATTCCAGGCGGTTGACGCGAGCAGCAACGTCGGGCTGGAATCGGATAGTATCATCATCACAATTAAGGAGGCGGCACAAAATGGCGTGGAATCTAATCCGCAGGAATAACGGCGAGACTATCCACACGGACTATGTTGAGTGGATGTTGGATAACGCCGCCGACATCTCCAATGGCACAGAGCCGGGGAAGTCTGGAAGCATCGGCAGTCTGGCGTACACCGCAGGATTCGGGGCGATGTGGCAGAAGAACGCGCAGGGTGCGTGGGTGAAGCTGGGAGGTGGCACGAATGGTTGACGCAAGCACGATTGGTGTGATTCAGGCGCTTTACGGCACAGGCGCAAACGGTGGGATTCCTACGCCGCTGGTGACGGACAAGACGCTGGCGCTGGAGAACCGCGCGGCGGACGCGAAAGCTGCTGGCGACGCTATCCGCGCGGTCACGAATACCGCCAACACGCTTTCCGCGCGCGCGAATGTGTTATCTGGCAGTGTGTCCGGCGCGTCGATTACTGCGACGGATTCTTTCGCCGCGCCTTTTGTCGGACTGCGCGTCTGCGGCAAAAGCACGCAGGACGGTACGCCGCTCCCGACTGCGCCCGTGCCGATTGTCAGCGCGGGTGACGGAGGAACGGTGGTGGTCTCGGTGTCGGACGGCGCGAACGAATCGCAGACGCTGACGCTGCAAACGCCGAATGCGCTGCCGGGCATCCCGGTCACATCCGGCGGAAACTACACGGACGAGAACGGGCAGCAGTGGGTGTGCGATGAGGTGGACTTGGCGCGCGGGGTGCGCGTGCAGCGCATCACCAAAATCAAGGTGACGTCTTCGCTCAACTGGCAGACGTCCGGACAAAAGGTTGATAGATACTTTGCTTGGTTCGCTGGCACTTCTGCGACAAATGTTCTTTGTACGCACTTTTCCACCACCGTAGGTTCGGAAGCTGTCGGCGGCGCTATCGCAAACCAAAACAACCTCATCGGCTTTGCCTATGCGCAAAAAGGCACATCAACACTTGATGAGTTCAAAGCATTCCTCGACGCGAAAGAGGTGTATGTTTGGACGTCGCTTGCAACACCCGTCGAAACCGCTCTTTCCGCCGCTGAAATCAGCGCGTACAAGGCGCTGACCACCTACGCCCCGACGACCGTCATCAGCGTGAGCGGCGGCGCTGGCGCGACGGTAACGTATCAGCGCGACGTGACCATTGTAATCAAAAATCTTGAGGATGCGATTGCGTCCATGACGCAAAATTAAGGAGGTATCTTTATGGCAATTAACAGTAAGGCACGGCACGATTTGACGCTGCGCGCGATTAAGCGCGAGATTTCCGCTGGACGCGATGTGGCATTTTGGCTCGATAAGGCGTACACGCACGTTGATAACGGGCTGTTTAATGAGGATGACATCGCGGAAGTCGAGAAGCTGGCGCAGGCGTACTATGATTCGCTGGACGCGGCGGAAAATGGTAGAGAAAACACAATCTAAGTTGCAATTAAGTTGCAATTAAGTTGCAATTAAGTTGTAATCAAGTTGCAATCTCGACTTTTAGCACTGCACAAATGCCGAAAAATCGGCATTTTTTAAGTTGCACGCAAGTTGCACGCAAGTTGCACGCAAGTTGCAAGTTAGTACCAAGTTAGTACCAAGTTTGAGGAGGTGTCATCATGCCCAAAATCGCAGTATCCGCTATTCTGGGCGACTTCCAGCGGATGCTTGACGAGCACTGGAAGTATACGGCTGGTGCAGCGGAGACGGGGAACGTTGACTGCTCCGGCGCGTTTGTGTGGTCATTCCGTCAGCACGGGCAGAGCATCTACCACGGCAGCAACCGCATTGCGCGGACAGAAATTGTTGAGCTTGTCCCGATTTCTGCCGCAAAGCCCGGAATGGCTGTTTTCAAGTGCCGGAATCCGGGTGATTCGCGGTATGCCTTGCCGTCTGGCTACAAGCAGGGCGGGAAATACTACAACGGCGACTTGAGGGATTTTTACCACGTCGGGCTGATGGGTGAGGACGGCAAGGTTCTCAATGCGCAGAGCAGCGCAACGGGCTTCGTCGCTTCACCCGTCAAATCGTGGACGTGTGCAGGACACCTCAAAAAGGTCGAGTACAAGGAGGATATACCAATGGTGGATGATAGCAACGATGTTATTTGCGTCGGACACGTGACAGCGCAGAGCGGCAGCACGGTCAATCTTCGCGCAGAGCCGAGCAAATCCGCAAAGGTGCTGGAAAAAGTTAAAATCGGCACTTCTGTCAACGTCATCGGGAATAGTGGCGACTGGCTTCACGTCGAGACGGAGACGAATCAGGGCTACATGATGGAGGAGTTTGTCGATGTGGGTATTTCCAAAACGGAAACACCCACGCTCTCTGAGCTTGCGGAACGCATCGAAAAGCTGGAGGAACGCGTCACAGCACTGGAAGGCGGGGTAGGTTGAGATGGAGAACATCACCGCCGATAAACTGATTCTGGCGCTGGGCGTGATTCTCGTCTTGCTGGGAGCATACAATACATTTTACACCGCGCGAAAAAATGTGAGGGACGAACGCAAGCGACAGGAGCAGCCAACAAACGCGCTGGCATCCAGCGTATCAGACATCAATCGCAAGCTGGACACAGACAAGCGCCGCCTTGATGGGCACGAAGAGCGCATCGGCGGCCTGCGTGACGGACTGATGGTAACGTGCGCCGGAGTACAGGCACTTTTGGAGCATGAGTTACACAACGGCAACGCCGACGAAATGACGGCGGCAAGCAGGGAAATTGATAATTGGTTGAGGGGAAACGCCATAAAGGGAGGAAATGCAAAATGAGCGAAAATTTGAAGCGCAAACTGACGAGCCGCAAGTTCTGGGCGGCGGTTGTGTCCTTTGTGACCATGTTGATTATGGCGTTCGGCGTGGCGGATGAAACCGCAACACAGGTCGGCAGCATCATCATGGCGGGTGCTACGGTCATCGCCTACATCATCGGTGAGGGCATGACGGACGCGGCGGCAGTCGCAGATGGCAAGGATAAACAGAAGGAGTAACGCATGAGCCGCGAAGTCGTATGGACAAAAGCGGTTGTTGATGCTTTTGTGGATGAAGCCTGTTTGTCAGACGAAGAAGAACTGATTATCAGGTCGCGGGCAAAAGGCTGGACACGAACAAAGCAATCAATGCAGTACAATATGAGCATTCGCAAGATTGACTATATTATACACACGCTGAAAACCAAGTACGACGAAGCGCAGAAATACTCCGAGATTTTACCAAAAAGGAATATAAAGAAAGCCGGGACGTAATGTCCCGGTCTTTTTTTTGTTGTACACTATTCTTGCGCCTGACGCTTGCACTCAACGTCAAGTTCCGGATACACCTCCGCGATTTTCGCAAGGGTTTCGGTTTTTAGGCGATGGTACAGCTCTTCCTTGCCGACAAGCCCGAAAAGGTCAATCAATTTGTCGTCATACTCGCAAAGGTTATGACGGACGAAATTAACCATCCAGCGTTCCAGCGTCTCGGTGTTTGGGGTCGCCATATCCACATTGCCGTGTTCGAGAAACCATTCTTGCTTTGCGTTCAGCGTCGCCTCTTCCAGCACGGGAATATCCCAGCGCGTAACGTGGATGGATGCAATGAGGTTGTCGGCAATGCCTTCGGCGTTCTTGCGTTTCGTTTCGACGGCTTTTGCGGATGCCGCTTTCCGTGCGGCTGCTTTTGCCGCCATCGTCTGGAACTCCTGCGTCCCCATGACGGAACGCACATCATCCTCGCGCCAAAGCTTCATGGGCGCGGAGGACGCATAATGTGGATTCCGCTTAAGGATAGGCGGCGGCAGCAGCTTGTCTATCATGGACTTTGTGAAGCCCATAGACAATACGCCGCTTTGTGAAATGAGCTGTTCTTTTTGCTTTTCCGGCATGGTGTCCTCATTATATCTACTTTGTAATATGTTCCTTTGATTTGCGTTTCCTATAATTTTCTCTGGCTCTGCGATTTGCTTCTTCACGTTGTTCCGAAGTCATCGATTCGTAGCGGGCTTTTTGTGCCGCACGTTTTTGTTCGGCACGCGCCTTGTCATATTCTTTTAGATACTCCTTTTTAGCAGCAAGGCGGCATTCTTCTGAACAATATTCTCCATTTCCGACGACAGAAAATGTCTTTTTGCAGTACTTGCAAATTTTCTCCTTCGGAACAACTCGCTTTCGCTCTCTTATGATATTTCCGGTGACAGCGTTATTGCGCTTTTCTTCCATTGACGCACGTCGCTGTTCCCGAATTGCTTCCGCAGTTGCACTCTCCTTACATGCTGGACAGTACTTCTGCTTTCCGCCAAAGACAATATACTCTTTCCCGCATCGCGCGCACTTATCCGTGCTACCAAGCGGTCTTCTTGCGCCGCTTCGCCTGTAAATTGCGTTATGCAGCCGATTCGCTGCTTCCTGACATTCTTCACAGCGTGTGCACTTTGTCGGACGGGTTACAATTTTTCCGCAGTCCGGGCAAGTAAATGTATGCACCATTTCTGGATTTCCACTTTGAGCACCAGTCCCGACGCGCTGGCGACGTTTCTCGCTTATTTTGTAGCACCCTTCGCTGCAATAAATCCGCCGACCATCGGGAACGCGCCCACCACATATTGGGCAAGTCTTATTCAACTCGACACCCCCTGCCGATTATCTAATAACCGCAACGACCTCTGCATCGCGCATGATAATCTCCTGCTCGTCCTCGCCAATATGGCTATTGTCTCCATCGCAGCGCATCAGGTACAGGTGCTCATTATAATACACCTTGTTAATGCGCAACGACCGCGCGATATTCTTGAGCTGTTTTTCACGCGAATTTGCGATAACAATTTGCGTTGCACAGACGCCATCAAGTTCCTCATCGCTCATCTCTCCGTCGTACCAATTGTACGAGTTGGGGATGCTATCTCCAACACAGAACTCCCGGTCATCGTTGCGAAGACCCCAGTCGTAAAAATTCAAGCATTCATCTTCCTTTGCCTTTTCCATCTCCGCAAGAATTTTTTCCGCCGTAGCTTCGACGTCCATGTTATCTGCAATCTCCATGATTTCCTTGCAATCCATACGTTACCTCTTTCTGTCTAGGGGCTTTATTTTTTGTACCGCCCCTTGACATAATTATTATAGCACAAGTTGTGTAACTTGTCAATAGTTTTTTAAGATTTTTCGCAAGTTTTTTGCGTTCTTTCCGCAAGCCACTGCGATAGGGCAAGGCGGACAACCGCCGAATCACTTAGCCCAATTCGCTGCCCAATCGCCTTAATTTGCTCATTCTGCTCGTGCGTCACAATGACGTTCTTAACAATCCGATTTCCATTTTTTTTTAACATTTTTTATCCTCCTATCATTTAAGCAGATTATCAATTGCCGTTGTCGTGCCTGCGCCGCTGAAATAATGGACGGAAATGCCGCAACCGCGCGCAACGTCGATGACGGCGTAAAACTCGGTATGCGACATATACGCCGCCTGAATCCATAATTCCGACGCGCTGCGGATGACGCTTTCCGGGCAGGTTGTACCGTGCGGATAGGCGCGGACGGATGGGAAGCGCTCGGTCAGGCGGCGCGCCCATGCGGGATGACCGCCGACGATGACAACACCGTCAGGAATGATTCTGGGGCGTTGCGTGTCGCCGGGGGCTTCCTGCGTGTCCTCCTGTGCGCTGCGCCAGAGCGCGTCGCGAAGGGCGGTCAGCTCCTGCGCATCCGCTTCATGCGCTTGGAGGGCGGCGAATGATTTCTGCGCGTCCTTCTCCTGCTGACGGATGGCGGCTTCCAGCTCGGCAATGCGCTTCTCTGCGGCGGCGGCGCGCTGCTCTGCTTTTTCCTGCGCGATTCGCACGGCTTCCAAAGCGGCAGTATCGCCGCGAAGGATTTTGTCGATGCAGAATGCTTTGTCCTTCTGGATGGCGCGGGCGACCATCAGGGACGCGGCATTGACCGCTGTTTTTGTCGGCGTATCGGACAAGATGATAGCGGCATCATCCGCATTGATGCGAATGTCGGCGGTGTAATCCGAAACATCAATACCAGCGCCATCGTACATGAGCGCGAACTCGTCAATCGCTTCCACGGCAAAACGGTCGTACAGGTCGCCGAAGCCAGCGACAGGCAGCTTTCCCAAATGTTTTTGCAGGACTTTTTTATCGTCCGCGGTCGTCTGCTCTTTTCGGATGCTTTTGATGTTAGACTGCAACAAAAGCCAGTCCGAGAGGTCGGCGAAGCTGTCATTGCTGGCGACTTTTCTTCCGGAAACAAGAATCTGGAAGAATGCAAGCATCGTGCGATAAAGCGCAGTATCGAGATTTTGGTCGAAAATCAGGCAGGAATCAAGCGAAATTTCCGCGCCCTGCGGGGATGACTTAATGGCATCATGCGTTTTATCGTATGTTTTGCGGTCAACCGCGCGGAGAAGTCCGCGAATGGTGGCTTCCTCGGCGGCGCGGAGAATGCCCAGCGCGTGAGCGGAAACAATCTGCTGTTCCGCGCGTCCGGCAGTAATTGCGACAGACGACTTGCCAGCGCCGCGCATGGTGTCCGCATAGTATTTCGCTGGTGACAGCGCATAAAACCGCTCCACCGCGTCGGGGTTGAGGAATGCCATTGCGCGCGCTACGATTGGCGCAAGGTCAACGCTGACGCGCCCTGCGTTCTTCATTGTGTTGTTCCTTTCATTGCCTAAAATGATTTCGACGCGTTGCGGTTGCTTCCGCGTCCTCCAATCGCGCTTTGCAGACCATGCGTCGAACTCGTCTTAGCGGGCTGTAAGCGTATCGATGATGTCCCTCGCCTCGGTGGCGGTTGAGACGACATAGGCAGCATATAGCCACTTGTACGGAAACTTGTCAAGGTTTTGGCGAATAAATTCCTCTATGGTCACACCTGCTTTTTCCGCCGCCGCCGCAATCGCAGCTTGCTTATCGGGGTCGTCGCGGGTAGCGATAGCATCCGCAACTGTCTTTTCGTGCTGCGCAACAAATTTCGCACGCAGGTCTGTGGCGTACTCGACTTGCTTGTCGCTTACGCCGTGAATAGTCGGAAGGCTCAATGCCGCCGCCGCTTCGCGCTGCTGCTTGCGCTGATGCTTGCGGTAGCAGTCGGCACAAAGAAGGGGATGAGCTTCTGCCCATTCCTTTTTGCTATCCGCGTCCCGGCGGTTGAAGCCGTCAATGCGACGTTCAACGGTCGCGCCGCAATCAGGGCATTTGTAGGTGGCAATTGCTTTTGCCATGTTCATTACCTCTTTCTGTCCGGGGTTCTTTTTGTACCGCCCCTTGACACTATGTATTATAGCACGAGTTGTGCAACTTGTCAATGCTTTTTAAAGATTTTTCGCAAGTTTTTTTGCATCTTTCCAGCGCTTTGTCTGCATTTCCCAACCGTCCGAATCGCCTATACTATAATCAGTAGGAGGTGGTGCGGTGTATATCCACTACAACCCTAATCCGCGCGGCTTGCGCGTCGGGGATTGCGCTGTCCGCGCAGCATCCAAGGCGGCAGGGGAGACGTGGGGCAGCACCTATGCGGCGCTCTGTGCGCTGGGCTATGACTGCGGAGATATGCCTAACGCCAATCACGTCTGGGGGCGCTACTTGCATGAGCGCGGATTCACGCGCCACGCCCTGCCGGATACTTGTCCAATCTGCTATACTGTCGCGGATTTCTGCCGTGAACATCCGCGCGGTGTGTATGTCCTCGGCATCGGCGACCACGTTGTGTGTGCCGTAGACGGCGACTGGTATGACGCATGGGATAGCGGCGCGGAAATACCAGCGTATTATTGGGAGGGGGAGGATTGATGTATGGCGTATGGTTATCCACAATATTATCCACAGATTCCGTATTATAACGCGCAGCAGACGGCGATGCCCGACCAGCTTGCGCAGCTTCGAGCAGCACAGCAGCCGATGATGCAGCAACAAGCGCAGCCGTCGAGCAACGGACTGATTTGGGTGCAGGGTGAAGCCGGGGCGAAGAGCTACCTTGTCGCAAATGGTTCGAGCGTTCTCTTGATGGATAGCGAGAAGCAGACGTTTTACATCAAGTCGGCGGACGCGGCAGGAATGCCGTCTATGCGTACGTTTGACTACACGGAGCGCAACGCATCCGTAAAGCCATCCAGCAGCGCGCAGGACGCGCCGGAGTATGTGACGCGGGACGAACTCAACACGCTTACAAAGCGCCTTGAAGCGCTAGAAGGGCGCAAGAAGAAGGGGGTAACGCAGGATGAACCCACTGTTTAATGCACTTGGTGGCGGGCAGATGCCCGGAGCGCTGGGAAATTTCCAGCAGATGATGCAGCAGTTTCAGCAGTTCAAGGCGACGTTTCAGGGCGACCCGGAGCAGGAGGTGCGCAAGCTGATTGCATCCGGCAAAATCTCGCAAAACCAGCTTAATCAGCTTCAACAGGCGGCACAAATGTTTCAATCGTTCCTCGGTTCTTAACTTTGGCTATATTTGTTGCGCAACAATTTAGCATATACTTCAAATTCCGAAAGGAGAAAAAACATGAGTATGACCTCGGAACTCTCCGCTTCTGACGTGGCTCTGCTTTCCGGCAGAAACAGCAACCAGAACGGCGACGGCTTCTTCGGTGGCAATGGCGCATACTGGATTATCATCCTCTTCCTCTTCGTCTTCTGCGGGTGGGGCAATAATGGATGGGGTGGCTTTGGCAATCGCAACGGTGGACAGGGTTCTGTCATGGACGGTTACGTTCTCACCTCCGACTTCGCCAATATCGAGCGGAAAATCGACAACGTGAACAGCGGCTTGTGTGACGGATTCTATGCACAGGCGCAGCTCACCAATGGCGTACAGATGCAGATGGCTAACGGCTTCGCTCAAGCGGAACTCTCCCGCGCCAATCAGCAAACCGCGCTCATGCAGCAGCTTAACGCGATGCAGGCACAGGCGGCGGATTGCTGCTGCAAGACGCAGACGGCGATTCAGGGCGTGAACTACAACCTTGCCACTCAGGCTTGCGACACTCGCAACACCATTCAGAGCGGCGTTCGCGACATTTTGGACAACGCCAACGCTAACGCCCGAGCGGTGATTGACGCACTGACGGCACAGCGCATCGAGTCGAAGGACGAGAAGATTGCGGCGCAGAATCAGCAGATTTTCGGCTTGCAGCTCGCCGCGTCTCAGGCAGCACAGAACCAGTATCTTGTGAATACGATTCGTCCTTGCCCTGTTCCGGCGTACACGGTAGCCAATCCGTTCTGCTGCAATCAGGCGCAGTATTGCGCTGGTTAAGCTCCAAACAGCTTCCTGCCTGTGCAGGATGAGCCGATAACGGCAACTGAAAAAGCGGCGGGGCGTTGATTGATTCGCGCCCTGCCGCTGAAAGGAGAAAAATCATGGCTGAATATACTGCGGCGGCGGCGCAAACCGTCGCCAATGGCAACAACGTCCTTTTTACTGCAACGCCCGTCTGCGCCACGCGGTGCATCGTCCATCGTGAGGGGTCTGGAATCGTAACGCTGCGGGGCATCACCAACGGACAGTGCCGCGCGCGTTTTCGCGTAAACTTTGGCGGCAATATCGCCATTCCGACGGGCGGCACTGCTGGTGCTATCTCTGTTGCGCTTGCAATCGCAGGGGAGGCGCTTCCGGCTTCTACCGCCATCGTCACCCCTGCTGCGGCGGCGCAGTACCAGAACGTCAGCATTGATACCTTTGTTGATGTTCCGGCGGGGTGCTGCACGACCATCAGCGTCAAAAATACCGCTGGCGTGGATATTGACGTGCAGAACGCCAACCTGATTGTCACGCGGGTTGCGTGAGGAAAGGAGAAACGCAATGAAATATCTTCACGAACTTAAAGAAAAACTCTGCGAAGAGCTGCAAGAGATTGCGGAAAAGCAGGATATGTCCGCTGGCGACCTCGAAGCCGCGCACAAGCTGACAGACACCATCAAAAATATCGACAAGATTGAGATGCTGGAAGCGGACGGGTATAGCAATAACGGCGGCGACTGGGAAGCGCGCGGAAGCTATGACGGTATGTATCGCGATGACCGATACAGCCGCCGTGGGCGCGATATGCGCGGACGGTACAGCCGCCACGACGGCACGGACAAGCGCTTGATGGACGAGTTGGAAGAGCTGATGCGCACCATCGAGCCGGGAAAGCGTGACGTGATTCGGCGGGCGCTTGAAGAACTGAAAGAAGCATAACGGAAAGGGGCTGGCTGCGTGGTTACGCTGACGTGGGTTGATGGGCAGATTGAAAAGGCAATCGAAGAGGGCAACAATCCGCAGAACATCCGCGATTTGGCGGCGCTGATTACAGTGCGTGAGTACCTCGCCGCGCGGTCAGCCCCAAAAGCCGATGCACAGAGTGTGCAGGAATCTGCCGATGACAAGAAGCGCCGGGACGCGGTTGTCCTCATGACGCATAGCGCGGACTTGGACACAGTGCCGACAATCCAGCAGGTGGAGACGGCGCTGCATTCCATCAGCGTCAACACGCCGGAGGAACGAAAGCGCGTGCAGAACGCGAAGAAGTGGGCGCAGATTATCTCGCAGAAAAACGCCTGACAAAAATCCCCTCCATGAATGCAATATGGAGGGGATTTTTGACCCCCGTTTTGACTACTTCGCACGACGGAAAGAGGGTCAAAATTGCGAATCTGGGGATTGCAAAAACCATGTGCGATAACAGCAGATTGAGCAATTACAAGGCATACGCAAGCGCAGAGTAG